GGAACGTGAACCCGCAGGTGGTGGATCGCGTCAATAACGTCCAGTCGCTCCTCTGCTCGGCGGCTGGGATTCGGCGCGTCACGATCCACCCGACGAAGTGCCCGTTGCTGGTGAAGGCGTTGGAAGGCTTAACGTGGAAGGAAGGTACGAACACGATTGACAAGACGCTCGGGCTCGACCACATCACCGACGCGTTTGGCTATCCGCTCTTTCAGAAATGGAACGTGCTCTACAACGTCCTCCCCCGCACCACCCCCTCCGGCAGCACGCTCCAATCCCCATTCGGCTCCGAGGCCGCGTAAATGAGTGACGACGTGACGAAGGCGGTCACCACGACCTACACGAACAACACCCCGCGTGGCGGAGCCGTGGTGAGCCCGGACGTGCCGCCCGCGCAACGCACGGAGGAGCTGGGTGTCTCGGGCCTGAAGGGCGCGCGCCCGATGGAAGGCTGGCTGTATGACGAGTTCCTGCCGCAACTCCGGGGCCTCCGTGGCGCGCAGCTCTATCGGGAGATGCAGGATAACGACCCGATCATTGGCGCGGCGATCTTTGCGTTCACGATGCTCTTGCGCTCGGTCGATTGGAGCGTGGTGTCAGCGGACGACTCGACGGCCGCCGAGCAGGCCAAAGAGTGGGTGGAGGGCGTGCTGTTTAAGGACATGCTGACGCCCTTTGGCGATGTGATTTCCGACATCCTCAGCTTCATCCCGTTCGGGTTCGCCCCGGCCGAGGTCACGTACAAGATCCGTCGTGGGGAGAAACGAGACCCGCGCAAGTCGAGTCAGTTCGACGACGGCACGATTGGCGTGATGAAAATTGGAGTGCGCGCGCAGGACACGATCTGGCGCTGGCACTTTGACGACTACGGCGAGCTCATGGCGCTGGAGCAATTCCGGATGGGCCAGCTCAACGCGATGATCCCCGCCGAGAAGTTGCTCATGTTCCGGACGCAGGCCACGCTCAACAATCCGGAAGGCCGGTCCGTCCTCCGCAACAGCTACCGCACGTACACGCGCAAGAACACGATTGAGGAGGCCGAGGGGCGCGCGGCGATCCGCTCGGCGGGCATCGTCGTCATGCGCATCCCGTCGCAGTATCTCGACCCCAGCGCGAGCGGTGACGAACTCGCCACGGCCAACGCCTATCGCGCGATTGCCACGAAGGTGGCGCAGGATGCAATGGGGTCCGTGGTGATTCCGTCCGATGTGGACCCGAACACCAAGACGCCGATTGTCTCGCTTGACTACGTGGCCACGGAGGGCACGCGGCCGGTCGATATGAGCGCGATTGTCGAGCGGTACGACAAGCGGATGCTCTCCTCGATGCTCGCGGACTTCATCCTCCTCGGCCAGCAGGCCGTGGGGAGCTTCGCCCTTTCCGATTCCAAGACGGCGCTGTTTGCGAAGGCCTGCGGCGCCTTTCTCTCCGTGCTGGAGGACCAATTCAACCGGGTGCTGTTGACCCGGTTGTGGCGCCTCAACGCCTTCAAGCCGGAGCTCAAGCCCCGCCTCAAGCCGGGCGACCTCGAAGCCGTGGACCTCGACAAGCTCGGCATGTTCATTCTCCGGATGGCCCAGAGCGGCGCCCAGCTCTTTCCGGACCCGGACTTGGAAAACGAGGTGCGCGACCTGGCGGGACTTCCGGCTGCCGTGGAGCAAGGCTGATGATCCGCATGATCGTAAAAGACGGGTGGGTGACGGCGCCCCACCCGGTGCTGGAGGGCGCGTGCGTGCGCTACCCGGTGTCGATCCCGGAGCAAGTGGCCGTGGAGCGAACCGCCCGGATTTGGCCGCGCTTTGTGCGCATCACGGCGGACATCTCCCGACGGTACGGGCTCGATGCTGCCCGATGAGGTCTGGAGTGCGCTCGATGCGTTCGCTCGTGGGCTAGAGCCGGGGCCGCGTCACGCGTTCCTCAAGGCCATTCGCAAACTCCAAGCGGACCTCCCGCAGTCCGTGTTAGACGAAGCCGTCAAGACCGGCGACGTGCAGCCGATTCTCGACGCGCTCGACCTCACGGACTACAAGCTGGCCGTGCGCGAGTCGTTGTTGGAAGCGGCCTCGAATAAAACGTTGCTGCCGTTCGATGTACGCTTTGACTCGCTCGACCCCTGGGCGATCCGGGCGATTCAGACCGCCGAGTTCTCGCTCATGCAGGGACTCACCACGGACATCGCCAACGGCATTCGCACGTTCCTCACGGCCGGCATTCGCTTTGGCGTGAACCCCGTGGATACGGCGCGCGACATTCGCACGATCATCGGACTCACCGACCGCCAGGCGCTTTCCGTCCTCAACTATCGCCAGCTGCTCACGGGCGGTGCCAAGGGGCAACCGTACCGGGAGGCCCTGCGCCGCGTGACCCGTGACGGCCGCTTCGACCGCTCGGTGCTGCGGGCGATTGAGGAAAAGGTGCCGCTCAAGGCCTCGCAGGTGGACGCGCAGATCAAGCGATTCGAGGAGCGGCTACTCAAGCAGCGCGCCGAGACGATTGCGCGCACGGAGACGATGGACGCGCTCCACCAGGCGCAGACGCTCCGGTGGCAGCAGGCCATCGACCAAGGGAAGGTCAACGCGTCCGAGCTGGTGCGGTTCTGGCACACGGCGAAGGACGAACGCGTGTGTCCGATCTGTGCGAAAATCCCCGGGCTCAATGAGCAAGGCCGAGGGTTCAATGAGCCGTTCGCCTTCCCAGACGGGGAGACGAAGATGGGACCGACCGCCCACCCGAACTGCCGGTGCGTGGTGTTCATTCGGATTGTCTTTGCGAAGCAGCGCACGCCGCTTCTCCTGCGGACGTGGGCGGCCGAGCTATCGGGACTGAGGAGGGCCGCGTAACATGCCGATTACGTGCACGCTCATCACGCTTCTTCGCAAACAGTACGACCCACCAAAGCCGTGTCCCGGCGGGGGCGCGCTCCGGGCCGAATGTGTCAACGCCGCGACGGGTGAGCGCCCGGTGCCGGGCGATATGTGGTACGACCCCGAGTTGCGAGCGGACGGCGCCAAGCGGTGTTCGCCCTACTACCTCGCCAACAACACGCACCGAGACCCGCTCACGGTCGTGCTGCCGAGCGGCCTTCACTTCCACATCGACGGTCCCTTTTGGAACAAAGCGGGCGCGTACGGTCCGGGGTGGACGGTGACGGGCGAGGCTCCCCGGATCACGATGACGCCGAGCATTAACGTGGTGGGAAACTGGCACGGGTATCTCACGGACGGGGTGCTGGGGGTTGATGTCGAGGGGAGAGTGTTTCCATGAGCCGCGCCTCCGTGGCCGCTGTCCTCCGGGCGGTCGGCAAGGACGGGGAAGCTGCCCCCGTGGGCGATATGACCCCGGCCGACGTTCACGTCAACACGCCGAGTTGGCCCAAACCGTCCAAGCGGCGCCGAATTGCGCGCACGATCCGCCGCATGCTGGGGAAGGCGGCCGATCCGGGGCTGTACGTGTGTCGCCCGCTGACCGAGGCCTGCGAGGCGCGGCTCATAGCGTGGCTTGACGAACAATCGCACGGCGCGCTCCGGCTCGACCCGAACCCGCACGTCACGATCATTCACAGCGCGGTCTCGGTGCCGTGGACCCCGGACGCGGCGACGTTGCGCGTGCCCCGGAGCCAGTTTCTGGGCTTCAAGACGCTCGGACAGGACTCGGCGCAGGTTCTCCGGTTCCGCTGCCCCTCGTTGCAACGTCGGTGGAGCGCGGCCCGTTCGGAAGGGGCGCAGTCGTCCTACCCGGCCTTCCTTCCGCACTTGACCCTGTTCTACGGCCTGCCGAGTCTCCGGGACTGGCCGTTGCCCCCGTTTGAGCTGGAGTTCGGCCCTGAGATGGCCGGGCCACTCGACGGTGATGTGTTCAAGTCGATGCTCGGGGAAACGTTGGCCGAGGCGGTGCACGAGTCGTGGCGCTCGCACCAGACCAATGTGGACGATGAGCACCACATCCCGTACGCTGACTTAGATGAAAAGGCCAAGCAGGTGGATCGTGATGCCGTCAACGCGGTCCTCACCTCGCTCCGACAGCGCGGGTACAGTGTCGCGCCGATCTTGGAGGCGCTGGAGAAACTGGGCGCGGTGGCTTTCGACCCGGCCAAGCATCCCAAGGGCGCGGGCGGCAAGTACGTGAGCACCGGCGGCCCCAAGAAGCCGCCCGTCACGCTCCATGAAGCACACCTCCACGTCGTTCACGAGGAACCCAAGCCGCTCGCCCCGATCATGTTCACGGGGAAAGAGGGCAATATCGGCAAGTTCCAGCAAGGACTCGTGGACAAGCTCTCGGCCGCCAAGGACGGCAAAGGGGTAGCGGACGTGGTGCTCCCGAAGTCCGCCAGCAAGGTCGTCAAGGACTACCAGAAGCAACTGCTGGGGTATCACGGCGCCAAGGACCTCCCGATTGCGTACGCCGAGCCGCCTGCCAAGCCGTACAAGCTCAAGCCCGTCTCCCCTAACCCCGCGACCAACAAACTCGCGGCAGCGGTGGAGGACAAGGCGCCGCACCCCCGGCCCGCGATGGCGAGCGCCCCGCCCGTCAACACGAGCTACCCCGAGGACCAGCAGAAGCTCTACAGCGCCAAAATCGCCCAGCTTCAGCAGGCGTACAACAGCAGCAACCCCGGGGCGGCGCTCGCCTCGATCCCCACGGGCTCGCCCGTCGTCACGAGCTACAAGCAAACGCTCCAGGGGCAGATCGCCACGTGGGAAGCGAGCAAGCCCGTGCTCCCGGCGAGCGTGGGCGACACGGTGTCGTCGCTCCGGGTCGTGACCTCGGACACGGCGCAGCAACCGTGGGTGTCGTTCCCGCAACGGAGTCACGAGCAGTTTAGCCAAAGCGCGTACACGTACCGCGCGAGCCGCAGTCACGAGGAGAAACAGGCCCTCAATACGTATCAGGGCAGCGGCTACTCGCACATGAACAGCTCGATCCGCGCGGACCCGCTTCACACGTCGGCCCAACATGACGCGCTCGACCGGATGCTGTACAACTCGACCATCGACCGCGACACGCGGGTGATCCGAAACTTTAACGCCCCGACGCTCGTAACCAAAGCCAAGGGACTCGTGGGCCGAGTGATTGAAGATCCGGCCTACATGAGCACCTCGCTGAAGGGAAATTACGGGGCGGGTCGCACAGTGTCCATCGAGCTGAATGTACCGAAAGGAACAAAAGGGCTATACTTGAATTCGGACAGCGACAGTACCGCAGTCTACGAACACGAAGTGCTGTTGCCGCGCCGCACCCGGTGGCGCATCGACGAAGTGGTGGAGCGCAAGCCGGGGCACATCACGATCCGCGCCACGGTGCTCGCACCGCATCATCAACCGAGTATTCCCCATGGCAAGAAGTACTGAGGACGACGATTCATTTGCGGCGCTCTTGGAAGCGCAAGCCTACCGTGGGAGCGTGACCCCGTTCCGCACCTACGCCGCACGTGTCACCGAGGTCACGGCCGACAGCCTCGCCGGGCTCCTCACCCCCGAGGAGCTGGCCGTGGAGTGTGACGCCGCATTTGCCGTTCTCCAGGACGCGGCCCCGGACCGACACCCGGAGACCTTCCGGGCGATCCTCATGGCGCTCGTCACCACTGCGGTGGAGCAGGGCCTGTCTCCGGACGACCTCCAGACCGGAATCGACACGCTGCTCGCGGCGCAGTAATTCTGACAACCCCGGCACTCCCCGTATGTTGACGTCCTAACCGGACGCCGACCGGCCCTCGCATGTGCGGCGTTCCCACCCGGAGCGGACGCGCATGAACGCAAAAGAGTTTGTCGAGAAGGCTTTGAGCCGCGTGGCCGAGGCGCTGGAGGGCGACGAAGCCACGCTGGCCGAGGATTTGGACGCGTTGGTGGCGAAGATCGACCCGAACCACGACGCCAAGGGCCGGTTTGCCTCGGGCTCGGGCGGGGGCGGGGAGGGCCACGGTTCCAATCCTAAAGGGGGCCTGAAGGCGTCTGTTCAGTCGCCCCATACCGGCCACGTGTTCCAGGTGGAGCACCACGAGGGCCGTACCTACGTGAAGAACACCACGGCACCCGGCACGTTCAAGGACGCCGACTCTGGCCTACGGAGCGAGCTGAGTGTCGTGCGATTCCCCTTTGGGAAAGTCCCGACCGCTCCCGACCTCCACGCCAAGGTCTCGGCCATTGCCTCTGCCCACGGGGCCAAGGTCATGAAGTCCGACACCGGAGACACAGTCACCGTCCTCAAGTACGACGACGACCAGCAGATGGTGTGGGGCTGGGCGCTCGTGTCCGTGGAGAAGGGCGTGCAGGTGCACGACCTTCAGGGCGACCTCGTGGATACCGACGAGCTGCAACACGCGGTCCACGGCTCGTTCATGTCGGGCGGTCGAGTCGGGAAGATGATGCACGCGGGCGCCCCCGTGGGGGAAGTCGTGGACTCCGTGGTGTTCACGAAGGAACTGCAAGACGCGCTCGACATTGACCTCGGCCGTGAGGGCTGGTTTGTCGGCATGAAGATCCACAGCCCGGCCGTGTGGAAGCGGGTCAAGGCGGGCGAGTTGCCGGCGTTCTCGATTGGTGGCGAAGGCGAGCGCCACCCGGTCAACAAAGCCTGGAGCGATGCGGCCCGGACGGCAGCGGCCGAGGCACGAAAGCTCCACGCCAAGGGCGACGTCAAGGGTGCCAAGGCGCTGTTCGACCACCACATCCAGCAAATGGGCCGCATCGACGACGCCAACCGACACATCGCGAACGGGGGTGGCGCGTGGGGGCGGCCCACCAAGACGTTCATCAAACACACCGGAAATGCGTGGAACGAGCGCGCCTCGGCGCTGGACGAAGCGCACGACAACCACAACTACGCCAAGGCGCTCGACCACCTCGCCAACGCGCACGACCACATGGCGTTGGCCCACAAGGTCGGGAAGTCGGCCGACGCTCCGGTGATGTTCAACGACGTGGTAAAAGCGAAAGATGCCAAGGGCCACGGCTCGAATGGCAAAGGCGGTCGAACCAACGCGGAGGGACGCCCGATCAACGCGCAGGGGCATCCCTCCGTAGGGCTCCACCTGCCCACGAGTCACAAGTCACCCAGCGCGATGATGCGTATCCAATCTGCCCGAGCCGATGCGGGAAGCAAGATGGCACGCGAGTCCGGCCGAAAGGAGCCACACGTAGAGATGATGAATACGCACGCCAAGCTCGCCAACAAGTTCCGAGAGGGCGGATTCACGGCCAAGGCGAATCACCACGATAAAATGTCCGCCTATCACGAGCGTGAGGCCGTGAAGTACGTGCGAAAAGGCGCTCCGGTGATGTTCAACGACGTGTTGGCGAAGTCCTGACCCGGCACTAGCGCACTTCCGTCAAGCAGCAACTCACTGTATGCTGTGACCTCTAACCCCCCGCCAACATGCCATCCCCGCGCAACAAACTCAAAAACCTCATGCTCAAGGAGTTATCCCTCGTGGACCGTGGCGCGAACCAACACGCACTTCAGGTTCTGCGCAAGCGGAACACTGGGGACAGCCTCCTGGGACGCTTGCTGAAGCGAGTGACCGGGGCGGATCAAGGAACGGAGACGACGGAGGAGCTGGCGGCGCTGTCCGACGCCCTCACGGTCTCGATCAACGATGTACTCGCCAAGTCGGCCTCCCCCGAGGAGCTGGAGGCGAATCTCACCGAGACCTTGGAGCAGTACAAGGACCATCTCCTCAAGGCCGCGTCCGACTGCGCCGACGACGATATGGACGAGGACGACGACATGGACGAGGGCGACGTGGGCACGGAGACGCCCCCGGGCAAGAAGGACACCGGCGCCCCCAAGAAGAAAGTCACGAAGGACGACACGCCCGACGCCGGGGCTACCTCGGGCGAATCCCACCAGGAGACGGTCATGAATCAGAAGGTCCTCAAGGGCCTGTCGCCGGAAGGCGTTGCCTACATCGAGAGCCTGGAAAAGAAGGCGCAGGATGCAGGCGCGGCGGCCGAGGCGGCGCTCAAACTCGCCCAGGAGAGCATCACCAAGCACGCCGACACGGTGCGGCTCCAGAAGGCCCGGACGCTCGTGGGCACGTCGAATTTCGACGTGAACGATGTGGCGCTGCTCCTCAAGAACGCCGAGGGCAACGAGGCCGCCACCACCGCCATCGAGAAGATGGTGAAGCAACAGGCCGAGTTGGTCGAGAAGTCGGCGCTGTTCGTGGAGCAGGGCTCCGACACCGAGACGGCGCCGAGCGCCAATGCGGCCATGGAGTCGCTCAACAAGCGCGCTCGTGAGATCCAAAAGGACAATCCCAAGTTCGCCCTCGCCAAGTGCTTCTCGATGGCACTGGACGAGAACCCCGACATGTACGAGGATGTCGTGGACCCGCTCGACGCGGCCGAGTAATTCCCCCACCACACACTCTCACAGGAACAGGCAATAATGGCTACTGAAATCAGAGGACTGTGCGTGGGCAAGTACACGGCCAGCGCGGACCTCTCCGGGAAGCAGTACTGCTTCGCCCGCCAGAGCGGCACGGCGGGTCAGCTCAACGTCACGTCGCTGGCGACCCAGAAGCCCATCGGCGTGATCCAGAACAAGCCCACCACGGGCCAGCCGGTCGATCTCATGGTGACCGGCGTGTCGAAGATGGTCGCGGGGGCGGCGGTCGCGGCGGGTGCGGACGTGATGTCCGACGCCAACGGCAACGCGATCACGGCTGTCACGAACACCGGCGCCAACTTCTCGCTCGGCCAGGCCCAGACGGCTGCCGCTGCGGCGGGAACGATCATCGAAGTGCTGTTGCCGGGCGTCGCCAAGTCGCTGTAACACTCCCTTCTCCCTCTAAGAGACTCCCTTCATGACCAAGCTGCGCCGTCGTTTCAGAGTCCAGAAGGCGAATCCGACGCCGGGTGATGTGCACGTCAATGTCCCGCTGACCAACATCAGCGTGGCGTACATCCTCGATCAAGGTTCGTTCATCGCGGACAAAGCGTTCCCGGTGGTGCCGGTCGCTCAGCAGAGCAACCTGTACTACCTCTACAACAAATCCGACTTCCTGCGGGACGAAGCGGCGCCCCGCGCCCCGGCCACGCAGTCGGCCGGTTCCGGCTTCAACGTCACCACGGCGAGCTACGCTTGCTTGGTCGAAGCGTTCCACAAGGACATCGACGACCAGTTGCGCGCCAACGCCGACTCGGTGCTGTCGCTCGACCGCTCGGCCACCGAGTTCGTCACCCAGAAGCTCCTCATTCGGCGCGAGCTGAAGTGGATCAACACGTTCTTCAAGACGGGCGTGTGGACGACCGACATCACCCCGGGCGTGCTCTGGAGCGCGGCGAACGCCACCCCGGGCGCCGACGTGGAGGCGGGCAAGCAGGCCATTCTCACCCAGACCGGCTTCCTCCCCAACACGCTCGTTCTCCCGTACGCGGTGTTTTCGGTGCTGCGCCGCTGCGCCGAAATCCGCGACCAGTTCAAGTACACCAGCGCCGACTCCATCGACGAAGCGATGATCGCCCGTTTCTTCGACATCGACCGCGTGCTGATCATGAAGGGCGTGTACGAGTCGGCGGCCGAGGGCGCGACGTCGGCCATGGCGGCCATGGGCGGCAAGAACGCGCTCCTGTGCTACTCGGCTCCGTCCCCGTCCCTCATGACGCCCACGGCGGGCTACACGTTCGCCTGGACCGGCTTCACGGGCGGCACGGACGGCTGGCGCATCAAGCGCATTCGCGCCGAGCTGGAGGGTGCGGATCGCATCGAGGGCGAGCACGCTCTCGACATGAAGGTGGTGGCGGCGCAGATGGGCTACTTCTTCAGCGGAGTCATCGCCTAACATGACACGCACCGCTTTGCTCGCGATCCTGGTCTGCGGTGCCGAGGGCTTCTCAGCCTTTGGCACGGCATTCCAGCCCGGTCAACCGATCCCCGACAGCGAGACGGACCGCTGGCCGGAGGGCACGTTGGAAACCCGTCTCAACAACAAGTCGGTGGTGTACGCCAAGGCCGCGTTGCCCGAGGGCGACACCGACCCGGACACCGACGACGCGCTCAAGAACCCGGACCTGCTCGACAAGATGACCGTGGCCGGGCTGCACGAGTTCGCCACGGCGCACTACGCCGACTATGCCGAGAGCCTGAAGGGGCTCAAGAAAGCGGACCTGTTGGTGTCGATCAAGACGCTCATCGCGGAACATCCCACCGGCGACTGAGGCCGGGTGGTGAACCTCAACGGGGGCGGGCGCTACGCCTCGCCCCCGTTCGTCTTTTCTGAGAGCATCCCCCAATGGCAACTGTGATCGTGGAAGATGGGTCGATTGTCCCCGGCGCTAACTCATTTGTGGATCGCGACACGGTCAAGGCCTACGCGGACGCACGGCGGCTCACGTTCGACATCGTGGACACCGACGCAGCGGACGCGGCGGTGCTGGAGGCGGGCGACTATCTCAAGAATGAGATGCGCTACGTGTACCGGGGCGCGCGCATCTCCTACGCGCAAACCATGCCGTACCCGCGTCAAGGCGCCTCGGAATACCGAGGGCCAGCGATCCCGTCGAACGTTGTGCCTTGGCGCCTTTGCGATGCACAGTGCGCCCTCGCTGTTCGAGCGAAGGCGGCCCCGGGACAACTCCAGATCGATCTGGACCACGGCGGCAAGATCAAGTCCGAGAAAGTGGACGTGCTGGAGACGACGTACGCCGATGGCGCAGGCATCGAGACGCTCATCATGGAGGTCCAAGGGCTCCTCAATCCGCTGCTTCTCACGGCGGGCATGATCCCGGCGCAGCCGTTCCAAGGCGCGGTGGACGATCCTGCTAGCTTCCAGGCGGGCACCTTTAGCAATCCGGTGGGCTCGACGGACGGGTTGACGGTCGCGTGAGCGGGAACTATTCGGCGCAGGTGGCAAGCGCGCTCCGGCTCATCTCGGCCAAGGGCGCGCTCGTCACGTTTCGGCACTACCCGCCCACGGGTCCGACGACACAGGACCGTATCCGGGGAACCGTGACGGACGACGGCCACGTGGACTATCTCGTATCGGCCGTGGGCACGCCGATCAAGATGCCCCGGGCCGGAGCCTCAAACGCCGGGGGCGGGACCGGACTGCTCATCAGCGACATGCGCACCGTGTACGTGGCCGGAGCCGGGTGGACCACGCTCGACGGCACCCCGGTAGACTCGGTGCTCCCTCACAAAGCCGATCAAGTGCTGGGGCTGGAGGGAATCAACTGGACGGTCGAGCTGGCGTCCGGGCTCGCGCCGAGCGGACCGCCCTACATCTTGTTCACGCTCCGGGTGACGCGGTGAACGTCCAAGTGGACGAGTTCGTGGCCATTCTGGAGCGGCACAAGGACGTGACGCGCCAGCGGCTCAACCAATTCTGCATCCTCTTCATCATGGCTTGTATCGAGCAGGTCGTGGTGGGGGGCGAGTTCGGCCCGGGCACGCCGGTGGACACGGGCTACCTCCGGGCCATGTGGTGGCTGTCGATCAACGGGAGCGGGCAGTCTCCAAACCTCCAGAAGCCGGACACGAGCGGCCGCAAAAAGGGGGAGCCGATGTTGTTCGCGTCCGATGATCCGTCGTCCGGGGCGCTCGACATCCTGGCCGGGGATCACGTCTCGTTGAACAACAACACGGAGTATGCGTCCTATGTGGAGAACGGCACGGAGCATATGGCCCCGCGCGCTATGGTGAAAACCGTGGCGAACGCGGCGCAGGCCATCGCGCACGATGCGGCCAACAACCTCGGCATTCGGGTGACGTCATGAGTGATCGTCTCCACCAGAACGTGCGCGCGGCGATCCGGCAAGCTCTCCTCGGACTCGTGAAGGCGACGGGCGGCCCTGCCGCCACGTTCAGCTTTGCCGTTACGTCTCCCACCACTGGCGTGATCAGCCGCACAGCGGGCTCGTTCTACGATGACGGGTTTGCGGCGGGGGACGAGTGCGTGGCGAGCGGGTGGGCCACCTCGGGGCTCAACGGGACGTGGTTTGTTCAGGAGTTCTCGGACACCACCCTCACCGTGCGCCTCCCGGACGGGGCGACCCGCACCCTTGCCAACGAGGCCGCAGGCGCGGTCGTCACCCTTGTGGCGGGCCTCCCGAGCACGCAGGTGGACGAGAACATCGTCGCAACCACCACGCTCGGTCAGCCCTGGTTCCGGGAGTCCTACAAGGGCGGCCCAGAGATCCGTCGCACATTGGCCACGAAATTCACGGGCGCGCTACCCTCGCAAGCGCAAGTTCGGCTCGATTTTCTGTACATGCTCTCGGTGTTCTACCCGTCCGGGGTGGGGTCTCTCGGCCCGGACGGTATGGCAGATGCGGTGCGGGCGGTACTGTATCCAGGTCGCGTGCTCACGTACAACGGGCAGTCGCTCACGATCACTCGCTGCTCGCGCCAGGGCGGCATCTCTGAAGCGGATTGGGTGTCCGTCCCCCTCTCGATCCGTGGTTTTGCGTACACTATCACCCCCTAGAGGCAACAATGTCCGACGCGAACAGAACAGCGGTGGGGCTGTGCGAGGAGGCCACGCTTGGCGTGACCCCGGCCAACCCCGTATTTGAAAGCCTCCGGGTCACGGGGGCGAACCTGTCGTATGCGAAGCAGACCGCCACGAGCAAGGAGCTGCGGTCCGACCGTCAGATCACGGATCTCATCACCACGGGCTTCCAGGCCGGTGGTGACATCCCCATGGAAGCATCGTACGGCGCGCTGGATTCGCAGATTCGCGGCGCGTTCATGAGCGACTGGGCGCTGGCCTCGGTGCGCCAGAACACGGCCACCCAGACGGCTAACATCTCGGCGGTGTCGGCCACGGCGTACACGCTGATTGCCTCGGACGGTACACAGTACCGCACGGGCGCATTTGCCCAGTACATGCTGGTGGTCGCGGCCGGATTCGTCGCGGCGGGCAACAACCGTACCGTGGTCGCGGGCGCGGCCTCCTCGGGCACGAGCATCGTGATGACGGCGGGCGTCGTGGACGCGGCTCCGGCCGTGGGCGCACGGGTCAAGCAGATCGGATTCCAGGGACCGTCCGGTGATATGGTGGCGGTGGCGGGCGGGCTCGGCACGCAGGGCCTCACCAGCACGACGCTCGACTTCACCACGATGGGCCTCACGGTGGGGACATGGGTGTACGTGGGCGGCCCCTCAGCCGGGACCGCGTTCGCCACGGCAGGCACGCGGGGCTTCTGCCGCATCGCGTCCATCGCCGCACACTCGCTCCTGTTCGACGTGGTGCCGAGCACGTGGGCGGCCGACGCGGGCGTGGCCAAGACGGTGCAGGTGTACGTCGGGGACTACATCCGGAACGGCGTCACCCGCCGCAGCTACACCATCGAGCTGCAGTACCAGGATCTGGCGGTGCCGGAGTACGAGTATTACACGGGTATGGTGCCGTCCGACCTCGCCCTGACGGTGCAGGCGCAGTCGATCCTCACGGCCAAGATCACGTACATGGGCCTGACGGCGGCCGATGTGACGGCCCGGGCGACCGGCGCCACGGACACGGCGGCGCCTACGGGCGACGTGCTCACCGGCAGCAACAACGTGGGCTTCCTGTACGAGAACGGCGCCCCCATCGCCGGTCCCAACTTTGTCCTCGGCGCCAACATCGCCTTGGCGAACAATCTCCGGCGCAACACGGGCCTTGGCTCGCTCGCCTCGGTGAACATCGGCGTGGGCCAGGCGCTCGTGACGGGCGACCTCAACATGTACTACGGCAACAACGCGATTCTCCAGAAGATCCGGAACAGCGTGGCCTCGGGGTACGCGGTGGGGCTCATCGACAACACCACCACCCGGGCGGTCCTCATCGACATCCCGCGCATCAAGTTCTCGGACGGCAACCCCACCGTTCCGGGCATCGACACCGACCGCATGCTGGATGCGAAGTTCAGCGGCGTGCGTCACCCGACGCTCGGCTACACGATCCAGTGCCAGCGGTTCGAGGCGTTCAACGTCTAACCCCGTAGTATCTTTGTGACTTCTCGTGGGGGCTCACTTCCGAGCCCCCACGACTTGTATCCTCGACGACGGAGCAGCAAATGGCCACTCGTTCTCTGCGGTCCCTGTACGCGATGCCCCCTGTATCCGAGACGGAGGGTGTGTGGCAGACGCTCCGGGGCGGTGTGCGCGTCAAGGTCCGCTACGAACAGTCGAACATCGTGCAGGAAGCCGCACGCGTGCTCGACAAGCAGTATCGCTCGATCATCATGACCGAAGGCGGTTTGCCCGCCGACCTCCAGGCCCAGCGGGACGCGAAGCTCTGTGCTAACGCGATCCTCACGGACTGGGACGGCGTGACCGACGACGCCGGGGCCGTGGTGCCGTTCTCCCCGTCCACCGCGCTGGCGCTCCTGTCCGACCCGGAAATGGGCGACTTCCGCCGTGACGTGATCTATGCGGCGCGTGTGGGCGAGAACTTCCGCGCCCAGGAGCAGGCCGCCGTCACAAAAAACTGACCCACGCGCTGCGCCAGACCACCCGGCTCAAGGGGTTGTCGAGCAAGATTCTGGCCGCAGCGCGGGAGAAAGGGGTGGAGCTGGGCGGCTCCGTGGGGCAGGTCCCCGAAGTCTGGGGGTTTGCCCACCCGTATTGGGAGGCGTTCGACCTGTTGGCCGCACGGCGGGACTACCTAGTCGGCATGGCCGCCGTGTTGCCTCGTGCGCTGGACGTGTCGGAGATTCGGGCAGCGGCCCCGCTGTTCGGATTCGAGGACACGGACCTCGAATTTGTCCAGATCATCTCGGCCTTGGATAATGAGTATCTAGCGATCCAAGCCGAGCAGCGCACCGAGAGGCCGAAACATGGCAGATGAAGATGTCAACCTAAGTCTTGGATTCGACACCAGCGACGTGGTGGCGGGTGGTGACGTCTATGTCCAGACGGCAAGCCGGATCCAAGACGCAGCGGTCAAGACAGCGGCAGTCAATAAGCAGTCCGTTGAGCAGATGTCGAGGGACCAGTTGCTGGCGCTCCGGGCCCAGGAGCAACAGCAACGGCAATCTGACGCCCAGCTCGATGTGATTCGCAAAGTACGCATGGCCGCCGACGCCGAGGCGCAGGAGGAGTCGATCCGGCGCGCGGCGCTCGCCTCGGGCCAACTCGCCAAAGAGTACATCCAGGGACTTCAGACCCAGTTCAAGCTCGCGGACGCCCAGATCAAGGCGGCTGTGGCCTCGGGCCTCATGAACCCGGCCCAGGCGAAAGAGGCCGCGCGGCAGAACGCGCTGGCCTACAACGCGGAGCTATCGTCTGCCATAGGAGAGAGCGGGGGGCTGTTCCAATCAGTGGGTGCCGAGAATCAAGCCGCTACGCTGGCCGCTGCGGCCAGCTCCATGAAGAGCGTAACCGTGGCCTCGGAGGCCGCCGGGCTCGGACTCGGCCGCTTGCGCTACTCGTTCGTGTCGCTCGCGGCCTCGGCCAGCGGCATTCCACCTATCGTGGGCCGGGTGGTGGCGTCGTTCGGGTCGATGGCACTCGGGTTGGCCCCGCTCCTCGCATTGCTCGGCGCCATCATTGCGATGGCCGAGGCCTGGAAGTACGTCGAGCAGCCGCAGAAGGATGCCAAAGACGCGATTGACAAATACAACGAGTCCGCCAAGGACGCCTACAACGACACCGTGGCGCTCACCGTGGCGCTTGGTCGATTGTCCCAGATCAAGCTCGGGGAGCCCACGGCCGAGCTGTCGGCGCTCCACACCGAAGTCAAGAAGCTCACGGACGATCTGAGCGGAGAGCACGGCCTCCACACCCTCATGTCCGAACTCCAGATGATGGGACGGGACATGTTCGGCGGGAGCACGCAGTCCGCGATGTTGTTCGAGGCGCAGGTTGGACACCTCAACGACCTGTATAAAACCGGGCATATCTCGATTCAGCAGTACACCCAGGATCTCATCGACCTGGCGAAGCGCAACCCGGACATGCAGGACCTCGCAGCCAAGTTCCTGAACCAAGCCGGGGCGCTCCAAGGCGTGATCGACAAGGTCAACGCGCTCAAGGCCGTGTACGACCAGACCAACGCGCAGCAGAAAGAATCCATCACCTTGTACGGCGACCCCGCCCTGGCGACCGTGGGGCAAAAGCTGTACGACGTAGGCCAGCAACTCCGGGCCGTGGGCGCGGGGGGCCAGGTCGCGCTCAAGTCGGTCCAGGATACGCAAAAGACACTGAGCGAGGCGGCCACCGCGTGGGCGAAGTACGTGGAGGAGCCGGAGAACGCCACCCGGACCTTCAAAGGCATCACGCTCGCCCACTTCACCTACAACGATGCCGTCAAGCAGGGCATCCCGGAAGTTGCCCAATTCACGCAGGCGCAAGCGAACCTCGCAGCGGCCGAGGTCAAGCTGGCGGCGGGCATCAAGGCGTCCAACGAGGCCAAGGCTGAAGCGAAGCGGATTGCCGAGGAGACCAAGACTCGGACCGTGACCGTGGACGCGACGGCCGCAGATCGAGACGCCGCGCTAGAGGACCAGCAGAAGCTCACCGATGCCGTGCAGAAAGGCAACGATGCCTTCGCCCGGGCCGACGCCCAGATGAAGATTGATGCCGAGGTGCGCAAGGCGGTCGAGCAGGTCACCAAGGAACTCACCGACACCAAGACCGGCGAGCTGTTGGTGTCCGCGCAGGAGCTGGAGGCCCGGGTGTCGAACGCCGAGGCCACGATCCGGGAGACCGAGGCCACGAAGGCGCTCAACAACGAAATCAAGGCTAACAACGCCACGGCGCAAGCGATCCAGGGCCAACTCGCGTTGGCGAGCGCCTACGACTCCGGCGCCATGGCCGTGAAGGATGAGGCTATTGAGCTCAAGTACCTCCAGGATCTTCAGAAAGCCAACAGCATGACGGACGACGGCCAGCGCCAGCGGGCCGAGGATCTGGCCGCGCAAGCCCGGGATGCGGCCTACACCTTGGAGCATGCGAAGGCCAATGCGAAGATGCGGGACGACGATGCCAAGGCCGCGCTGAAGAGCCAAGATGAGTTGCTGAAGAAACAGACGGACGGCTACAAGCAATACACGCGAGAGGTAGGGCAACTCTTTACGAGCTTCTTTGAGAGTATTCTGGACGGGGGCACCAATTCGTTCGGGAAGCTCGTGGACAATATCCGCAACCTGTTCGTCAAGATGATGGCCCAGCTCGCGGCGATGAAGCTGGGGCAGTTCGTGGTGGAAAACGCCCTCACGCCCACCATCGCGGGGATCTCCTCCAGCGTCTACTCCCCCGAGATGATTGCGAAAGCGGGTGGCGGCACACCTCAGAGCGGGGCACTGGCCGGGGCGCTGGGCTACGGAGGTGTCGCGCTCGGCGCGGGGCTCGTGGGCTTTGGCGTGGGAGGGCAGGCCGGGAGCTATGGCGGGGCGGCGCTTGGCGGGGCCTTGAGCGGAGCCGCCACAGGAGCGGCAATTGGCTCCATTGTCCCGGTGGTGGGAACGGCGGTGGGCGCCGTGGTGGGTGCGGTCGCGGGCCTCGTGGGCGGGTTGTTCGGGCAGGCGGACAAAATCAAGAAGGCCCGTGACCAGTTCAACCAGGACCAGGCGAAGTTCATCGACTCGCTCACGAAGTCGCCCAACCAAACCATCGCGGCGTTCCAACAGATCGAGGACGCATTCAAGACGCTCCGGGACGAGGCTTCCAAGGCGAAAACCTCGGTGTCCGTCCAGGCAATCCAAGCCAAGAACGCGGCTGAAGCACAGATCAAATCCGACTTCACCGACTCGTTGACGCAGCAACTGAATACGCTCAACGGCGCACAGGGCACGTACCTGAACGATGTGGCCGCGATTGAGAAGGCGTACACCGACAACGTGGCCACGGTCCAAGCCCTGGGGCTCGGGGAGGACCAGCTGACGCAGGCGGAACAACTCCGGACCCAACAGCTTGCCCAGCTCAAGGCGGCCACGGACGCAGCCAACAAGGCCGACTCCGACAACCTCACGCTCCGTCAACTCCAAGCGAAGGGTGACGTGGCTGGAACGCGGGCGCTCCAAGAGCAGATGGAGGTCGATGCCGCTGCGGCGGCCGGGAAGTCGGCGCTGTACATTGCGGAGCTGAAGGAAACGCAGGCCATCGAGGATCAAGCGGCGGCAACTCAAGCGGCCACGGACGCCGCGTTGGCGGCAGCGGCAGCGGCCGAGAAAGCCCAGCAGACGTACGAGGCGCTGACCGTGCGGTATCTCTCGGCGCTCGGTCTCACGCAGCAGGCCAGCGACGCAGCATTTGCTGCACAGCAACGGCAGGAACTGGCAGCGGCAAAGTCGGACTCCAGCTCGACCCCGCAGTCCATTGCTGAGGTGCAGGTCGTGCAATTGCTGGAGCGCGGGCTGTACTCGGCCGAGCAGGCCGCCGCCAAGCAGCTCACGGTTGCGCAAGCCCAACTCACCGCGAACCAGTCCCAACTCCAAGTCGCCCAGTCCCAGCTCACCGCGCTCACCAACGCCAAGAACTCGGTCACGGGGTATGCGGCCTCCCTCGGGTTGTCGTCGAACACGATCCTCTCCCCCAAGGAGCAGGAGGATTTGGCGCGCCAACAGCTCAACGCGACGTTCGCCAAAGCGATGGCGGGCGACACCACGGCGGCCGGGAATTTCCAGAATCAGGCGGACACGCTCCTCGGCATCAGCCGGAACAACAACGCGAGTGATCCGGCCTATGCGGCGGACTTCCAAAATGTCCAGTCGATGGCGAATCAACTGGCGTCATTCTACACGGACCAGACTTCGCTCCAGCAGCAGATGGTGGATGCGCTCCAGAAGCAGATCGACCTTCTCACGGCCGAAATTGCGGCGCTCCAGGACGGAAACAATATCGCCCGGAGCGCCAAAGACGCCACGATCAAAGAACTCCAAGACATCGCGGACGCGAGCGCCCACGCCGGGTCGGCCACGCTCGACCAGTACCGGCAGCTCATCGCCTCGGTCACGGGCGCGGGGGCTGCCGTGGTGGCGGCCGAATACCAGACGCTCCAGGCCAACGCCACGGCAGTCCAGACGGCCACCCAGAACGAGATCAATGCGATCAACAACGGCGCCTCGCTTCAGCAGGTGGCACAGCTAGAGCAGATTCGCCAGATCGAACTCGCCAAGGCCGCGTATGACACGGCAAGCGCCAACCAAATCGCGGCGCTTGCGCAGCAACTCGGGTGGGACTCCCCCGTGGTGAAGAAGCTCATCGACGCGCAGACCCAGTACGATATCGACGCCCAGAATCAAATTAACGCCATCAACGGCACCACGTCGGCAGTCAACGGGCTCGGCGGATTGATTGGCAAGGCGCCGGGCGGCATCCCCGTGGATACTCCCCCCGGTACTGGCCCAATCCACACGACCCCTGGCACGCAGCCGGTGGGGGGAACGCAGCAGGTCACGACCACCTTTTTCTCAGTCTCTGACCCCTATCTCGGCTACTCCATCACCCTCCCCACGGGCACGACCACCTACACGGACATCCTGGGCGACCAGTGGACGGCGCCGAACACGTGGGTGGCCGCGAATGGGGACAACCGGCTGGTGCCCGGGCTGGCCACGGGCGGCATCTTCTCTGCCGGTGATTTCCATCTCGTGGGGGAGGAAGGCCCAGAACTCGCCCAGTTTGGCAGCGGCGGCCAGTTGTTTAATGCCGCAGAGACCGCGCAAATTCTCAACGGATCAAGTGCCGGAGGCTCGTACACGGAGCTGGTGGACGGAATTCACGCGGCCGTGAAGATTCTTCAGGGCATCCAGGCCGACGCGCGCAAGACCGGCACTGCCACAGACACCCGGCTGGCTCGGCTGGAGAAGTCGTTTGCCACGGTCGCAGTGCAGGGGCTCTTCAATGACCGGAACTCGGGCGCCTGATGACGACGCCGATGTTGTTGTACGAGCTGACAGTGTACGACCCCGCTATCTCGGCCACGCGCACGCTCTACTACTCAGATCGAGAATATCTCACCAAATCGACCGATACGCCAGCGTCCACACTCTACCGCAATCGGATCGGGGCTGCGGGAACACTATCCATAGACCTGATCGCGGCCTGGACCAAAGGATTTGCCGCCTATGGAATCGGCGCGATCACCCTCAACAATCCAGATGGCGCGCTCGACGTTCTCACTCAGTACCTGTTCGACGGACGCGGTATCAACATCTACCTCGGGACCCTCGACGCCACAGGGGCGCTCACCCGTACGTTGATGTTCTCGGGCACGATGGAGGAGCCCGACCGCTCGCTCCAGACTGTCACGCTCGTGGTACGCTCACAACTCTACAAGCTCGACCGGCCCATTCTTTCCTCCACGTTTGGCGGCACGGGTGGCACGAACCCCCCAGACGGCGACGTGACGATCAAGGGCGTCACCCGTGCTCGGGTGTATGGCTACTGCTTCAACATCCCGTTGATCCCGGTGGACGCGGCTAACTTGATCTACTTCGCCTCGGACCGGGAGTGTGATGTTGGCACCACCCAGGCATATGGTCAAGTATTTGATTCAGGACTTCCCTTGACGATGGTGAACGGTGGGGGCGGGGCGCTCCTTGGTGAGTTTCCATCGCTCACGGCACTGTACGCAGCTGCCATCCCCGCCGGCAGCTATGGCTTCGCGTTTCACGCGTTCGGGACCTATGTGAAGCTGGGCGGGCTCCCAGCAGGTCAGGTCACGGCGAACGCACTCGACCAATGGTACATCGGCACCGGAGCCCAACTCGTGATTGCGCACTGGCTCACAGAGGCAGGAGTCACGAGCAACAATGTCTTGGTGGACACGAGTTATCCCCAGGCGAGTGGCCCCTATCCCGCAGGCTTCAATTCCGCGATCTGCGGACGCTACGTGAATGACACCACCACGACCTTCGCCACCGTGATTGCGGACCTGGCCGCCGCGTTTTGTGGGTGGATCTGGCATGCGGCTGCGGCCAACGACTTGGGGGGCGGACTTTTTCAAGACACGTGGGTGGTGGGGAACCTTCAAAGTGACGACACCGTGGGTGCGGTGGCCGCCGTGGTCCCCGAGGCCGCCGTGATGGACCTCGTGCGCCTCGGAAATCCCCAGAACCCGGGCCAGGGCATCCCTCCATTTCAGATCACGCTTAACACGTGCAAGAATGAGACCGTGCAAGCGAGCGGATTGGCCGTCACGGTGAACCCCTACACCAGAGCGCAACTCGGGCAGCCGTACCTGACCCGAACCCGCACGGACCTCAGCGTGCGCACCCGGTTCCCACTCGCGCTCTCACTGAACATCACGGCGCCAGGCATGGAGACCGTGTTCACGCTTCCCGTCGTGTCGAGCGCACCCCAAGACACCGTGGACGGGTTCTTCACGGCACTGCAGCTCAAACCGCACTTCTACCGGATTACCGTGGCGTTGATCCCGGCGCTTCTGGCGTATGTACCAACACCCATCGTGGACTCGAAGCCCTACCGTTGGCTGCCGGCCATCATGCCCAGCTACCGTGGGGCCTTCCTCGGCGTTCAATCCTCCCGCTACGGGTTCACCCCGGGCGGCAAAGGAACTAAGTGTGGGGTGCTTTCATTGTCTCTCGACCTCCAGAACAAAACCGTGTCCTATGTTGTCTGGACTACCTACCGCCCCGGGTGAGGAATGATCGACCCCGCTAACGCCGCCACCCCGCTTCTGCTGTACGAACTGACGGTGTACGACCCCACCATCTCGAACACGCGCACGCTGTACTTCTCGGACCGGGAGTTCAGGACGGGGGCCGCCGACACGCCAGCGTCCACGCTCTACCGCAACCGAGTAACCAACGCGGGGACGCTCGCCATAGACCTGATCGCGGCGTGGACAAAAGGGATCGCGGTGTTCGGCATCGGGACCGTGGAGCTGTCAAATCCTGACAGCGCGCTCGACGCGCTCGGCAAGTACGAGTTTGACGGGTGGGGGATTAAACTGTATCTCGGAACCATTGACGCAGCCGGGGTGCTCACCAAAACGTTGATCTTTTCCGGCATCATGGAGGAGCCTGACCGCTCTCTCAAAGCTGTCACGCTCGTGGTGCGGTCTCCCACCTACTTCCTCGACAAACCGATCCTCACCGCCACGTTCGCCGGGACCGGGGGCACCAGTCCTCCCGAGGGGGATGTGACGGTCAAGGGCGTCACCAAGCCCCGGGCCTACGGCTACGTGTTCAACCTTCCACTCATCCCGGTGGATGCGGCCAATCTGATCTACTTCGCGGTGGATCGCCACTTTGACCTCGGCACCACCGGCAGCGGGGCCGGGTACGGACAGGTGTATGATTCGGGGCTGCCGCTCCCGAATGTGGACGGTGGAGGCCTTCATCGAGAGTTCGCGTCACTCGCAGCCCTCTACGCGGCCTCGATTTCGGCCGGCAGCTACGGGTTCGCTTTTGACGGCCCCGTTGGGGCCACCTATGTAAAGCTCGGAGGCCTCCCAGCTGGTCAGGTGACGGCCAAGGGGTTGGACTTGAACGGCGCCGTGTTGAATGCCAACGACGTGCTCGCGGTGCTGTTGAACGAAGCCTTTGTCAGTGGCGGGGGAGGACTCAGCACGATTTCAGATTTGTACTACCCCATCGCCGGGACCTACCCCACTGGGGTCACCACCGCGTTCGCCGGGCGCTACGTGAAAGACACCACCACGACATTTGCAGACGTGGCGGCGGGAATCGCTGCCTCGCTCTGTGGCTGGGTGTGGTACGCCACGGGGTCGCAGCTACTCACCGGCACCACTCGTGTGGATAATTGGGTGCTCGGAAATTTCCCAAACGACGACACGAAGGGGGGAGTGGTGGTGGTGATCCCCGCCGCGTCCGTCGTGTCGCTGACACGTGCCGGGAACCCCCAGACCCCGGACCAAGGCGTGCCCCCTGTGCAGGTGTCGCTCAGTACCTGCCACAACGAGACCGTACAAACGAGCGGGTTGGCTGCGACCGTGCCCGTGGTAGACCGGACCCGGCTCGGGCTAGAGTATGTCACTCGCACCAAATCGGACGGCACCGTCACCACCCGGTTCCCGCTCGCGTCCTCGCTCGACATCACGACGATTGGGGCCACGCAAGTGCTCTCCACGACCGTATCGCCAGGCGCCGACCCCCAGGACACGGTCAACGGGTTCTTTACCGCGCTACAACTCAATCCTCACTTCTACACGCTTGTGGTGGCCCTCACCAGCGAGTTGCTGCAGTACGTCGCCACTGCCTACCCGAGCAGCAAACACTACCAGTGGCTCCCGGCCCTCATGCCGAGCTTCCATGGGTGCATGCTCGGCGTACAAAGTGACCGCTACGGCTTCACGCCCACCGGAAACGGGACCCGCTGCGGCGTGCTCTCCGTCTCGCTCGACCTCCAGAACAAGATGGTCACCTATGTTGTCTGGACTACCTACCGCCCTGGGTGACGCCGCATGACCACGATGAAGATTGGAACCCCGAACTGGCTGGAGCCGCTGTGGGCCGCGTTCTCACTTGGCGCCTGGGCCACGGCGAACCCGGCCGCGAACCTGGCGGACTCGGACTTTGCCAACCCCGCGATCTCCACGAATGCCGCAGCGGCAAGCACTCAGGTGGGGATCGATCTGTCCGCCGTGGTGGCGGCGATTGGAAGCACCCCCGGGGCAGATTGCCTGACGCTTCCGAAGCACAACCTCACGCAGTCGGCCACGATCCATGTCAAAGCGGGGACCGCCGCGTTCACTTCACTCGGAGGTGGGGGCGGCACCATCCTGTACGACTCGGGCGTGATTCCGGCCCTCCCGGCGATCATCTACCCGAGCGGGATGCTTCCGTGGGGGCATATCGGCACGTGGACCGGCGCCCCCGACCCCGTCATCGACGGCGCGTACAACCGGCCCGTGCTCGTGCAATTCGGCGCCACGATAGTAGCCACCTTCTGGTGGATTGGAATTGTGGACACTGCGAACCCGGACGGGGTGGTGTCGCTTGCGCGGGCTTTTCTCGGGCCGTTCTGGCAGCCCGCGCACAACTTTGACTACGGCGTGACCATCGAGCCCCAGGGCACACGGGTCGCGGTCGAAGGGTCCGACAACGCTGAATTCATCGACCCCACCCGGCGCCTCAAGCGAGTCGTGACGTTTTCGTTCACGGATCTTCCCGAGGCCGAGGCGACCGCCGTGTGGCTGCCGCTCATGATGTATCTCGGCTACGCAAAACAGGCCGTGTTCCTCTACGACCCCGGAGACGCCCTCCTGGGACCCCGCCGCAACTTTATGGTGACGGTGCAAAAGCCCGGCGCGATTGCCTACGCCACCTTCCAAGCCGGAACCGTTCCCCTCGTGCTGCAAGAGGTCATCTGATGCCGACCACCGTGGTGCTCAACGGCCATACCTACAGCAGCACCCAGTTTCCGGGATACGGCTACTTGGCGCCCCACCCGGACACCGGGCTGCAGATTTTTCCGGACAGCATCTTCACGGACATGATCGCCCAGATCGCGTCCGACACGGCGGCCATCGCGGCGCTGAACGGGCTCACTCCAGGAAGCGCCGGCAACCTCATTATCTCGGACGGCACGAGCTGGGTGCGGTCGAGCGGCAGCGGCGTGGCCGGGAAGCTCGACGCGCTCGCTGTCGGAGGAACGGTTGTCACGGTCTCAACCCCGCTCATCGTCGCCACGCAGACGTGGAATGCCGGTGCGGTGGTGTTCACGGGGGTGAAGGTTAATGTGACGGACACGGCGAGCGCCAGCTCCTCGCTGTTCTTCGATTTCCAACTCGCCTCGTCCTCGATGGTTAATGCGAATAAGGCCGGGCTGGTGTCCAGCGTTGGCGGGTTTCTCACGACCGGACAAGCGATTTCGCACACGGCGAGCAAGGCCGCGTTCACGTTTGCCGCCGGCAATTCGCAGATGTGGTCGTGGGGCGCTAGCCCCACGGTGATCGGCGGATTCGCTTGGATCTCACGATCTTCTGACGGATCGCTCGGCGATACAATTATGACGTTGAGCGGCACGGGTAAGCTGGGATTTGGATCTACGTTTAGTGCAATCGCTGCGCAAGGCACGGCGGCGACCGGATCAAAAATCGATTTCTACAGCACTACCCCGGATTCCTACCGCATCGGTTTGGGGACGACAGGAAATATCTGGTATCAAGCGAGCCAGCATCATTTCTATATCGCATCGACACTGACGTTCGCTATGAACGCGGCGGGTGTTGTGGTCGGCACCGATCCTGGCGGCACCGATCTACTACGTATCGGGGGTACAGTGTTCGCGGGCGGTGTGGCGACAGCGAACATCACCGCATCTGGCAGCAACTCTGGCAATTTGTTTATCGTCAACACTGGCGCAAACGCGCGCTCCTGGCGCATTCAGAACAGCACTTCAGTGGGTGCCGGGGCGTTCGTGATTCAAGATTCAACCGCTGGGCTCAATCGACTGGTGATCGACACAACGGGCATTGTTACTCTTTCCGTCGGTGCGATAGTAGGCACCGATCCCGGGGGCGCGGCTCTCGTTCGTGTCGGCGGCAATCTTCAATACAACGGCAACCTCTTTGGTGGTAGTGCTGGCGCGGGTATCTGGTTCAACTCCACCGGAGCGTTTACGGTTGGCCTCTTTGAATCGTCGGGGACTCTGCATTTCCGAACAGGCGGGTCCGATAAATTCGTACTCGACGGGAATGGATTGTTGACAACGATCGGCGCAGCGAGCGGCGTCAATGTCAACAGCATCTTTGGGTTAAAAGCGGGGTCTGCTTCGATCAGCACCACGGCCGCTACAATCTACACAACAGTTGGGTCAACCGGGGTGTTTGCTCACGTCACAGGATTTTCTGGTGGTGCTCAGGGGTTCGCTGATCTGGTGGTAATGTACGCAGGAGGTGCGCCACCTGTGGTCGCGTCGTCAAACACAACCGTAAATGCTCCCGGCGCACGGACCTACACAATGTCCGGCCGCAACTTGCAGTTAAGCGTGGCAGGAGGCGCCACATACACCGTGGCGGTAATGGCGTTCGACGCGTAATATCCGCCCGCATAGTGACGACCGTTCGACCAAAATACAAAGGAGGCGCAATGCAACGCACGTACGTGATGCAGAACCCGATCCAATACACGCCAGGGCTCCCTGACGTCATGATCCCCGCGCAGTCGGTCATTCCCCCGATCGGCCGACTCGAGCACATCGACACGACGCAGGACACGCTGACGACGAGCGCCGGGAATTGGGGAGACGACGAAGTCAAGGCCGCGCTGCTCGCCGAGCTCCAGGCACGCTACGTCGGGGACACGGTGGAGGTGCTGTTCGTCAGCGAGTGGCAAGCACGCCAAGCGGCTGAGGCTGAGCAGACCTCCTAGTCCACAATCCGGGACCTCGGGCTATGTTGCCGGGGTCCGCTCCTCCCCTTCCTCCACGACGTTCCCCACCTATGCCCAGCGAAAAGAAGCGGCTGACCTTCGCCCCGTACGCCCTCATCGAGACCGATGAGGAAAAGCGCGCCTCAGCCACCGCGTTTGCGGAACTCCGCAACGCCCTCAAGGTCTCGGACACCAAGCCGGAGGCCCCGGAGCAACCGGGCTCCTGGGAGCGCACCGCCCAGCTTCATCTGTTCTTCTCCCGAGGCGAGGTCCGCCACCAGGAAGTGGTGGGGATCAACCGGATGAACGGGGAGGAAGCCAAGGTCACGGTCATCGTCCTCAATCCCGAGGGCTACACCGCAGTCCTCTCCACCGAGACCGTCGCGCTGCTCCAGAGCATCTGGACCGAGCACGTGAAGAAGAACGGCACCCGCGCCCGGGCGCTTCAGATCTACCTCACGAACGAGTGGCTCAAAACCGGCATCACGGACGCGGACACCGAATCGGCCGTGGCCTCTGGGCTCGTGGTGGTCCCGTAACATGCTGAATCTCGGGGTGGCCAAAATGCTCGCCGCATCAAGCATCGCGCTCGGAACGGTTCTCGGCGCCAGCGCCGCAACGCTCCCTACGGAGGACGCCCCCGTGTTGTTGTTGTCGTTGAGCAGTCTCATTTCCATCGGGCTCGGATTCTACTGGTACGGCCGGTTGACCGAGCGGGTGAAGTCCGAGTGTGAGCAACGGGAGAAGCTGGAGGCCCGCGTGCTCTCGCTGGAGAACGAGTCCACCGCCCCGCGCATCATCGAGAAGATGGCGGACGACATCGACCGGCTCACACGGGCGGTCATCATGATCACCACTCGGCTCGCGCCGAACGACCCCGCCGCGCACGACCTCCTGCACGAGAGCTACACGCCCGGGACAGCGCGCCGCGTATGAAGAAGATCTGGGCCTTCATCGCCGGATTTGTCCGGGAGCATGCCCCGGAAAGCTCGATCCGGTTGGCGTTGCTCCTGTTCTCGCTCACCGCGTGCGTCGAGTCCCAGCGCATCGTCTCGTTCGCGTTTGCCAACCCCTCGCAGCACCTCACCGTGGGGGAGTTAGTGGGGCTCGTGGCCGCGCTGCTCGGCACCGGGTGTTGTGGAATGGCGCTCCGGACCCGCTCCGACGACAGTGCCCAAGCAAAGCTCGAACAACTCAAAACCCTCGCGGAACAGAAGCTCGATGCCGCCGCAACCCGGAGAGCCGATGGCTAAACTCGTCTTTTCCCCCAGCGAGCACGCCTGCCGCTTCACCTTCGTGTTGGAGGTGGGCGCCAATCGCGGCCACCGCATCGGCGGGGTCCAGTACTACGCCGGAGGCGCCGACGCCCTCGGGCAGAGTTACTGCTGCTATTTCGCCACGGGCGTGCTCGATGTCTGCTACCAAGGACAATCCCCCATCCCCATGGGCGGCGTCTGTCAGGACGTGTACGCCCTCGCCCTGAAAGAGGGCTGGGTGGTGGGCACGCCGCAGACCGATGATCTGTTCCTGTTCGTGGATGAAGCAACAAACCGTGCCCACCACATCGGGATCGTCTGCGACGACGGCGAGGGCGTGGCCGGCAACACGTCCAAAGACGGCACGTCGTCCAATGGGGACGGCATGCATAAACACCCGATTCGTGCGCCCCAGGGCTCGCGGATCGTTTACGTGAGGACGCCTCGTGACGATTAACTGGAAAGCCGTCCCCGCCACCTTCTGGGTCGTGGTGGGTGCCGTCGCCCTGTTGCTGGGGCTCTTGTGGTACGTCCACAGGAGCAGCGAGCGGGAGGGGGCCGCCCGGGCCGAGGAGCAGCGGCTGGTGGCGGTCGAGCATCGCGCCGCAGCGGCGCGTGAGGACTCGCTCAAGGCGCTTGTGGCGGCTCAATCGGCTCAATCGGTCGTGGACCAGAAGGCCGCCGTTGTGGAGCAAAAGGCGGTCGTGGCGCAGGCGCACCACATCCTCGCCAAGAGTAAGGTGCGGATTCTCTCCAAGGACACGTTGCGCGTCACCACAGACACGGGGACGGTCGATGTTCCCGTGCCGCAGGAGGTAACGGGCCTCCTCGTAGCGGATAGCGTGGTGATCGCGGCGCGGGACTCCCAACTCGTGGCGAAAGACGCGCAACTGGCCGCCCGAGACTCGACCATTGGGGCGGCCCGGGGCGTGATCGCGGCCGACACCGTGTTGCTCGGGGCCAAGGACTCGGTGGCCACCTCGATCCGGGCCGAGAAGTCGGGCAGTACGCTCGGCACGGTTGTGGCCGTGGTCATCGGCACAGTGATCACGCTCGCGGGACTGCTCCACTTCCTAAAATGACGCGCGGTGTGCCGCAAAGTGCACGCAGATTGACGAACCTACCCCGGCCCACCTCCTCGTGTGGCCGGGGTATTTGTTTGCGTCTCCGGGGCTCGCGGGTAGTAGCTATAGGGAACTTTTTCTGCAGTCGAGAGAAACTACGAAATCTCGGAAACCACTAACTGCCTAATACCGTCAAGCTGTAAGTACTGATGAGACTGAGAGATGCAGCAGTATTAGGTCCGGTATTAGGTCTCAAGGCAACCTAATACCGTGGTGAAACGCCCAATACCGTCCTCTGGACGGGTACAGATGCAACCGCCCTCAAATGGGGAGTTGAGGAGTAGTTAGTCAGAAACATCTCCAGTACCCTTCTCGCTCGACCCCCGACGACGGAGAAACCGTGACCGACAGCCCGACCGTGGCGCGCCTTAGAGCGTGGCTCACTGACATCCACCAGGCGCTCACGGTGGAAGACATCACCAACGTCCTCAAGGAGCTGGGAGAGGGGAAGGTCTGCCGGACGTGTCTGTATTGGGACGACGGGCGGTGCGAGGCCGTGGACTACCGCCTCGACAAGAGCAAGGGTCAGCGTCGCCGCTTTGACGTGGTGGCCCGGGCTGACGACGACTCGGGGTTGGTGACCGAGTTGCGAACCGGCCCCGAGTTCGGGTGCGCGCACCACGAGCCCAAATGACCTACCGCTCGCGCACGGAGGACAAGCCTTGGCAAGCACGCGCGCTCGCTCACACGCGGGAGTGGATCACGGGCGCGGTCCTCATGGACCCGGGCATGGGGAAAACCAAAGTCAACCTCGACACGGCGGGGCACGCGTACACCGAGGGGGAGATTGACATGGTGCTCGCGGTCGCACCCAACGGCGTCCACGAAGTCTGGCCCGAGGAGGCTGCACTGCATCTCGGGGTCGATCACGTCGCGGCGGCCTACCGTTCCGGGACGGTCAACAACCCGATCAAGGACGTGCTCCGGTCCAAGGGAAAGCTCAAGATCGTCTCGATCAACATTGAGTCGCTTTCCCACAAGTCCGGGCTCTCGATGGCGCGCGAGCTGATGGAGGGCCGCCGCGTCCTCCTCATCGTGGACGAGGCGCAGAAGATCCGCACGCCCTCCTCGGCGCGTACCCGGAACATCTGGAAGCTGGGGGAGATGGCCGTGATGCGCCGGATCGCGTCCGGCACGATCATCGTCCGGGGGCTGGAGAACCTGTACGCCCCCTATCGCTTCCTCCACTGGCAGATCATCAACTGTCGGACGTTCACCGAGTTCAAGAGTCTATTCTGTGTCGAGCGCGGCCCGTTCCACGAGATTGTGGGGTATCGGAATCAGGACGAGCTGATGGCGCGGATCGGCCAACGGACCTTCTTTGCCTACGAGGACGAAATGGGGTTGGAGGCGCCCGTGGTGTCGAATCGGTACGTGGCGTTGTCGAGCGAACAGCAGCGGCTCTACGCCGAACTCCGTAAAACGTATATGGCCGAACTCCGGAGTGGGGCGCTCGTGGAGGCTCCGCTGGCGATCACCCGGCTCCAGAAGTTCCAGCAGCTTATCGGCGGCCACCTCCGGCTCGACACGGGCGGGTGGGAGCCGGTCCCGGCTCCCCGGCTGGACGACACGGTGGACGTGGTGGGGAATATGCCCTCCAAGACGCTCGTATGGGGCCAGTGGCAGCCTGACATCCTCCAGCTCTCGGAGAAGTTCGACAAAGCGGGCATTTCCCACGTGACGTATTATGGGGGGAACACGCCCACGCAGAACCGAGAGAATCTGGCGAAGTTCAAGAGCGACCCGTCCGTGCACGCCTTCCTCGCCACCCAGTCCAGCGGCGGGGCCGGGCTCACGATCAACGAGGCCAAACGCACGGTCAACTTTACCCACACGTTCAACACCGAACACGCGTGGCAGGCGCGCAAGCGCAATCACCGGCTAGGGCAAGATGAACAGATTCACGTGGTGAATATGGTGGCGAAGGGGACGGTGGATGTGAAATTGCTCATGTCGGGGCAGAAGAAATGGGACATTGCGTCCCTCCTGCGCAACCCGGCCTTGATGGAGGCGTGGCTGGATGGCAAAGACGATTGAGGAAGCCTACCGGGCGATTCTTGATTTTGCCCGAGACATGGCGGCGGCCGGGCATCCGGTGGAGTATGTGATGGTGACGAACGCGTGTCTCAACAACGCCCTCGGCGGCATCGAGGAGGCCGAGGCGCGCGGCTTCTACGTGCGAATCGCGGAACGGACGGGGTACGAGGAATTGCAGCTGCCGGACATCTTCTGACGCGGTCAGGAGTTAACAAAGCACTTGACTTCCGACAAGTGATGATCTATGTTTGTTGAAGGACAAACGCACCCCCACGACGGAGACCGGCCCAGTGCCCGAACTCATCTCGCAGTTTGAACTCGACGCCCGCGCCTTGCTGGAGACCTATCGGGCGCAGCGCGGAACGGACATCACCCCCACCGACATCGCGGTGCTCGGGGTGTTCCGGGCGCAGCCGGAGTACGCCCTCACGGTGGTGCGGATCGCTCGGCTGGCGGACGCGTTGGCCGGGACGGTGGAAGTGTGGGAGGCCTACCCGGACCGGATTCAGGCCGCGCTCACTCGGATGGTCCGGGCGAAGGTCCTCCGCACCCGAGTGACCACCCACTTTCGCCTGTACGAACTCGCGCTGTAACCTCACCCCACGACGGAGACCGACCCCATGTTCTACATCAAGATCGAAGCCAACCGCGCCGTGAGCGCCAGTCGGACCGGCCCGACCCATATTTGCCTCCCAGGCTGTTCGCTCAACCGCCCGGACTGCGGCCAGTACGAGACACGTCACAATTGGAAGTCCTTTGCCCGGGTGGAGGAGATTGCGGCCCAACTCACCGAGGCGACGGGAGTGCGTTACCTGGCCGTGGACAAAGGCGCCCACACCTCGCCCCGGTACGACGTGATTAAGGCCCCCACGGTGGGCGAGGAGGTGAGCCGGTACTTCAACGGCGACGGCTACCCGGCCGGGGAGATTGCCAAAATTTCCCCGAGCTTCAAGCGCATCGAGACCACCACGGGGGTCGTGTTCTTTCGGCGCCGTCTGACCGACTCCTGGATCAACAACGGCACGTGGGGGATGGCGGGCGGCCACCGTAACGACCGCAACCCGAGCTTCTGACCCGCGCTCGGCGGAAACGACCCGGGAGCCCCCGAATTGGGGGCTTTCGCTTTTCAAGTTGTGGCTTTATGTTTGTTGATAGTTGGAGCAACCGCACCCCCACGACGGAGTAGACCGATGACCCGTAACTTCCGCAAATTCGAGACCTGGCAGAAAGTCGCCAAGCAATTCGGCGCCAAGACGGTTCGCTGCTCCAAGAGCCTCACGAACGAGTATTGGCAGGCCCGGAAGGACGGCGCAGTTATCGGGTTCTTCAACGTCTCCACGGGCGCGAAGGGTTCCCTCGGCACGCTCGACCTCGGGGAGCGGGCACGCTAATGCCCTCCCTCAAGCCGAACGGACAGCGCCTCAACGGGCGCGGGTCGAGCTGGATCACCAAGTCACGGCGGCTCGCCATCTACCTCCGGGACCGCTTCACCTGCCAGTACTGCGGCCGTGACCTGCACGCCGCGAGCCCGCGTGAGGTCACGCTGGACCATCTTCGCCCCCAATGCCGGGGCGGGTCGAACGTCTCCCGGAACCTCATCACGGCCTGCCTCGCCTGCAACTCCCGCCGCCAACACACCCCGTGGCGCCAGTACGCCCCGGAGGGTGCCGTCTCCCGGATCGTCGCCACCGTGCGCCGGGTCCCCAACCTTCCCCTCGCCCGCGCCATTCTCGCGGGCCAACTCTCGCGCCAGGAGGCGCTGCGCTGATGACGACCGAGACCCAGCAGGCCATCGACCCGAAGGTGGTGGACCGTATCCGCAAGATGCTCAACCTGAGCCGAGACGGAGGCGCGACGGAGGCCGAGGCCGCTGCTGCGCTGGAGGCCGCGCGCAAGACGATGGAGAAGTACAATCTCACGCTGGCCGAGGTCGAAGCGGCCGGAACCCCGGGCGAGGCCAAACGTACTCGGTCGGCGTCGCAGGGGCGCGCGCAATACGAGTTCCAGCGCAAGCTGATGGAGACCTGTGCTCAGGTGAACTATTGCGCGGTGCTCGTGCAGCACTCCTATCGGAAAGGGCGCCAAATCCCGGCCGGGTTTGCGCTTATCGGCCGGGAGGTGAATGTGATCGCGACCCGGGAGTTGTTCGACTACCTCAATGCCACCGTTGAGCGGCTGGCCTTCGACTACGTGGGCCGGGACAACCGGCAGCGTCTCAGCCGTACGGCGGTCAATTTCAAGATCGGGTGCGCGGAACGGCTCCGGGAACGGCTCCAATCTCGCCACGAAGCTGCGCTGGAGACGCAGGCGCGGGAGGCCCGGGAACGGAACGCGGCCGCACGGCACCCCGCTGCCGCTCCGGGCACCGCACTGGCCGTCGTGATGAAGGACTTTGCCCAGGCTGAGGAGGATCTTAACGCCGACTTCATGAAGGGGTGCGCTCCGGGCACCACGGCGCTCCGTCGCCGGGTGGCCGAGACCGAGCAGCGCATCTACCAGACCATCTGCCAGGCGCTCCGGACCCGGGAGACGGAGGAGCGGGACGTGTTGCTCAGCGTGGGGTTGAGCGCGGCGGCCCTGCTCGCGGCGGCCCACAGCGTCTCGGCCGCGCGCATCCACTACCTGGTGGAGTACGCGGTGGATCGGCAGTTGGAGAAGCAGAAGGCAGAGGAGCCCGAGACCCCGGCACAGAAGGCCAAGCGGGAAGCGCAGGACGCCCGCGACAATGCCCGGTTCTGGGCGCGGGTGGCGCGGGAGGAGGCCAAGCGGCTCGCGGTGGAACTAAGCAGCGCCTACCGGGCAGGCTCGCGGGCGGGCGACACGGTGGGGCTCGACAAGCAGGTGACGGACGGCCCCGCCCACCCCCGGATCGGGGGTGCGTCATGAACAACGAGGAGGAAGTGGCCGCCTGGCTCCGGGAGACGTTGGGCGTCACCGTGCTCGACGACAATGAGCAGGACGTGGCCACCTACATCGCCGGGCTCCGCGCACAAGTGGCGGAGCTTCAGGCTGCGTTGCTGTCGAATGTGACGCGGGCTATCGCGCGGGACCCCCAACCGCGCGATACTTCCGGCTCCACGACGGAGCAGCAGCATGGACGCGAGTAGTGCCCGCCCGCTGGATCGGGTGGTGTGGCGGTCGGTCGCCAATCGGGAGTTACGGGAGGGGCATGTGATCCGGAACTTGGAGGATCAGGCCCGGCTCACCGTGACGAACGCCGAGCAATTCTCGGGGGCGCCGATTCTGATTGAATACGAGCAGGTGATTGAGATCAGCCGGTTCCCGGTCGGATTCTTCCGGGGGGACTAGCGGAACTCGCAAGTGCGTAGTAGCTTCAACTCTCCAAGCAGTCGCAAAGCACCCCCACGACGGAGTAGGACCACATGAAGATTCGCATTTACGCCCGCCGAGGCACGGCCCTCCGGTTCCTCCAAACGGTCGAGGTCGTGTCTCTCGACACCCTGTTTTCCTTCCTGCCCCGGCTCGCGGGCAAACTCTCTCAGGGTGAGCGGTTCCGCACCCGCATCGTGGGGTACTGACCATGACCAACACACTCACGTGGTCCCCGTTCCAACTCGCCATCTTCGACTGGGCCGAGAAACAGCGCGGCTCGGCGCGCGTTGACGCGGTCGCGGGCTCGGGCAAGACGACCACGCTGGAGGAGCTGGTGCGCCGGATCACGGCCAATCAACTTCGTCGGACCTCGGTGGCCTTCTGCGCCTACAACAAGTCCATCGCGGCCGACATCAAGGCCCGGGTCGGCGACCTGCAGGGCGTGCGGGTCGGCACGTTCCACGGGTTCGGCTACGGCGCCTGGATGAAGGCATATCCGAAGGCCAAGTTGGATGAGAAAAAGTGCCAGAACATCCTCACGGCGTCCGAGGTCCCGGAGGAGTACCACGCCTTTGCGCTCGCGGCGGTCTCCCTCGCCAAAGGACACGCGATTGGTGTGCTGACCCCGTTCGACTCGCAGGCCGCGTGGCACTACCTCGTGTCCCACTACGAGTTGGAGGAGACGTTGACCGACAACCCGCTCCTGCTCGATGATGCGGCGATGGGGCGGCTGCTCACGAACGGACTGGCGTACGCGCAACAGCTCCTCCGGGCCTCCATCTCCAAGGATGGCGACGTGATCGACTACGACGACATGATCTACGCCCCGCTGGTCCACAACGCCCGGTTCTGGGAGAACGACTGGGTGTTGGTGGACGAGGCCCAGGACACGAACCCGGCCCGCCGCGCGCTCGCCCGCAAGATGCTTCGCCCCAACGGTCGGCTCATCGCGGTGGGCGACCCGCACCAGGCCATCTACGGGTTCACGGGTGCCGACGCCGACGCGCTCGACCTCATCGAGAAAGAGTTTGCCTGCACGCGCCTCCCGCTCACGGTCAGCTATCGCTGCCCCCGGGCCGTGGTGGCGCACGCGCAGCAACTCGTCTCTCACATCCAGTCCGCGCCGAACGCCCCCGAGGGGAAGGTGAGCACGCAGACCGAGGAAAACTTCCTCACCAATACCTCCTCGCTCACGCACGAGGACGCGGTGCTGTGCCGGAACACCAAGCCGCTCGTGGAGTTGGCGTTCACGTTGATCCGCGCCGGGGTCCCCTGCCACGTGGAAGGGAAGGACATCGGCCGGGGGTTGACGGCGCTCGCTCGGAAGTGGCGCATCAAGTCGGTCGAGAAGCTAACCGAGCGGTTGGAGGCCTACCGGGAGAAGGAAGTGGCCCGGCTCGTGGCGAAGGGGCAGGAGCAGAAGGCGGATAGCCTCAGCGACCGGGTGTCCACGGTCCTGGTGATCGCGGCGGGCAAGCAGACGGTGGACGAGGTGTGCGCGGCCATCGACAAGCTGTTCGGGGACGTAAAGCCGGGGCAGCGGTCCCCCAACCTCACGCTCTGCACCGCGCACAAGTCGAAGGGACGCGAGTGGAACCGGGTGTATCTCTGGGGCCGCAACCGCTATATGCCGTCGAAGTTCGCTCGTCAGCAGTGGCAGATCCAGCAGGAAGAAAATTTACAATACGTCGCCATCACGCGGGCCAAGTCCACCCTTATCGAGGTAATCGTCAAATGAGATGCCCTGACTGCGGGAAGTTCGTGCCCTATGACACGGAGGTGGAGCCCGAGGAGAATCAGGAGCCCGAGGTGCGCGACGATGGCGAGCTGACCGCGAGCTACGACCGGATTCTCAACTGCGAGGAGTGCGGAACGGAGCTCAAGCGCGCCACCATCGAGTTCTCGGCCGAGGTCGTGCCGGAGCGGGACCGGCTCTGCGACAACGCCGACCACGAGGCGCATGACTGGGACGTGTCGGGCCTCTCGGCCGAGCCGTCCACGGGCGCGCAGACGACGGACCGGAAGGGGAAGCCGATCACCAACCCCCGCTACATAACGACCCTGTATGGGGTCGAACTCGGCGGCACGATCAAGTGCTCGCAGTGCGGGCTCACCATCGAGGTGGCGCTGTCCGAGTCGGTCGCGGCGTCCGCCATGGACGAATCAACATGAAGAAGAAACACTGGACCCAGACCCGGGCGGGCAAGGCGAAGCTCGCCGCTGCGCACGCCAAGGCCGCCCAGACCCGGGCAGCACGATCCACCCCCACGACGGAGAAACCCCATGCCTCGGACATCCCGCACGACACCCTCGCCTACGCCCTCGGCCACGTTGAGTGCTGGCTCGACACCTTCGCCAAGAGCGCGGGTGTATCTGCAGAGACTCTTACCGCCCGGGTGGGAGCGGTTCTTCACCTCAAGATCGGCCGGTAAGCACTACGGCCTCTCCATCCTCTGTCCGAGGTGTGGGGAGGCGCCCCCCGCCGAGCTCAAATACTCGGCGCGCAAGTGGCGCTGGTTGAGCGCCCATATGGCGGGGTGCGGCCGGTGAAGACTCGCGAGCTGGTGTTCCTCCCGGTGCAGTCCCGTGCAAAGCGGGACCGTCTCTCCCGGACCGTTCACGCGGAGTTCATCCGGATCGGGACGGGCGGGAGCCTCGTGTACTGGTACGACGATGTGGAGGAGATGTTCTACCGCGAGTATACGCACAACGGCGGGCCGTCCTCATGGGAAACAGCTCGGCTCCCGGGGGCCGGGGTATGATCGCGCAATTCCAATTCGGCTACGGGCCGGATCTGCCTACCCCAGAACAGGTGGCGGCGCTCCAAGTCCTCGTGCGGGAGACGGTGGAGCCCGAGCACGGGCTGTCGTACCACACCTACACGGGGGACGTGGCCAAGGTTATGGCACTGTTCCCGGGGGTTCCGGTCTCGCTCCAGGTCCCGGACATCACGCCCACGTTGTGGGAGTCGATCACCGAGAAGCTGGACCGGATTCTTGCCAAGACCGCCGAGGGCGGCACCCAGTTCAACGAGAAGTGCGCGGTCGTGGTGCCGGGGCTCGGACTCTTGGCCGTCAACGAGGTTCAGGTGCTCTACGACTATTGCACCGAGGACTTGCAGAGGTTCCTGACCGATGGGTGGCGGATTCTCGCGGTCTGTCCGCAACCGACGCAACGGCGTCCGGACTACGTGTTGGGGAGGACGAAACCGCATGACACGTGAAACGGAGGAGTACGGATCATGAGCATTCGCAACTGTATCGGCGTGCCCGACGACCGCATACCCGCATGGGTCCGAGCGCGCCGAGAAGCCGCACGCGCCGCGAACGCCGCCGAGCGACGGAGAACGTGCTCGTGCGGCCAACTCCTGGCAAACCGGAATTATCTTCTCGGCCACTGCGATGTCACCGGACACACGCCCGCGTCCCCCTCGGACGACGACAAATTTCTCAAGCGGATTCCGCCTGTATGACACGTAAGGCGACCAGACCGCCGACCCCGTTATCTTTTCTTGTCTCTTTAACCACGACGTGCTGCATGCCCACCGTCTACCTCATCGCCCAACCCACCGTCTCGCGCGGCGGGCAGCTCCCGAAGTTGGAGCCGCTGGCCGCGTGGGGCGAGGTGCGGGTGCTGGTTCACCCGGGAGAAGATCCCCGGTACAATCCCAAGCGGGCACTGGACCGTATTCGCTCGCGGCTCGCGGACTTCGACCCCGCCACCGACTACATCGTGTGGGCGGGCGGGGACACGCTGGCCGCTGTGCTTGTGGGGGCCGTGCTGAGCGACTTTGCCGTGGACGAGGAGACCCCCTTTGAGTGCTTCCGCTGGCTGCGCTGGGAGCGCGGCAAAGATCCCCGAGGCGGGCGCACGGACGAAGGCGGCACGTATGTTCCGATCACGGTGCCGTTGAACGTGGACAATCCCGTTATCCTCCCGGACGAGTTCGACCCCACGACGGACTAAACTCACATATGCCAACAAAACAAGCCCCACGGAACGCCCCGCCCATTAACTTGGAGGGGCAGGCCCTCACCGCCACCACGTCCCAGCTCAAAGGCGTCACCGAGCTGGCGATGCGGCTGGAGACGTTGCTGAAGGATGAGGCGCGACTGGAGACCGAGCTGGAGGAGGTCAAGACCCGCCGACGCCAGTTGGAGGAGAAGGATCTGCCGGAGGCGATGGACGGGTGCAACCTCTCCTCGTTCACGCTCAAGAGTGGCGTTGAGCTGGTGGTGGCCTCGGTGGTGGCCGGGTCGATCACGAAGGCGAACCAACCCAAGGCCTTTGCGTGGCTCCGGGAGAACGAGCACGGCGGCCTCATCAAAACCAACTTCACCATTGCCTTCGACCGGGGCCAGGAACAGCTCACCGCCAAGGCCCGGAAGGCGCTGGCGAAGCTGGGGGTGACGGTGGAGGAGAAAGAGTCCGTCAACTCGCAGACGCTCGGCGCCTGGGCGCGGGAGATGATCCGGAACAACTCTCCCTTCCCCCAGGACCTGTTGGGCATTTTCACCGGGCGCAAGATCAAGATCAACGCACCCAAGAAGTAACTCCGTGGGATCGGCGGGCCACGGTCAAGTAACCCCGCCACGACTCAAGGACCGACCGCACATGGCAATCGAGAAGAAAGAGAAGTCCAAACCCGCCGCCAAGAAGGCGGGCACCGCCGTTACGAAGGCGGAACCCGCCAAGACCGCGTTGGCGACGCAGGCGCAGATGGCGATGCTGGAGCAGGCCGCGCAGCAGGACCGGCACACGTTCGGCAAGGACGATCTGGCCACCCCGTTTCTCCGGGTGCTCCAGCCGCTCTCGCCCCAGGTGTTGAAGGGCAACGACAAGTACGTGGACGGCGCCGAGGCGGGCATGTTTCTCGACACGGCCGAGAACGAGCTGTGGGAGGGGGAGGACGGGATCACGGTGGTGCCGGTGCATTACACGCCGAGCTTCATCGAGTGGAAGCTGCGGGAAGCCGGGGGCGGGCTCGTCAAGGACTACGGCGCGGTGGCCCCAGACCTCCCGACGACACGGGATGACAAGAACCGCGAGATCCTGCCGTCCGGCAACCAGCTCGTGAAGTCGGGGCTGTATTACGTGTTCGTGGTGGACGAGGCAACCGGGAAGTACAAGGCGCTCGCCATGCCGCTCGCCGGAATGCAGCTCAAGAAGTCACGCAACTGGAACACGCGCATGAAGTCGATCCGGATGGAGGGGGAGAACGGCACCTTCACGCCGCCGATGTACTACCACTCGTGGAAAATCACCTCGGTGTTCGAGGAGAACGACCAGGGCTCGTGGTTCGGCGTCAACATCGAGCCCTACAAGCCGCTCCCCGAGTTGGGCGACTACGGCTGGGGGCTCGTGAAGGAAGCCATGGACTTCAAGGAAATGATCCTCGGGGGCCAGGTGAAGGTCAAGCACGTGGAGGAGGAGCTGGTGGAAGATGCGGAGATCGAGGAGGCCGACACCGCCAACGTCCCAAACCCACCCACAACCGCCGGGCGCCGTGGCAACGCGAAGTTCTAAGCCGAAGGTGTCCGCGACCAAGAACGACTCCACCCCCAGCCCGTCATCGGCTGGGGGTGTGTCGCCTCGGGAGGTCGCGCGGTTCGCCAAGCTGTTTGAAGGGTACTCCAAGGCGCACGGCGTGTACGTGTTGGGGAAGGCCGCCGAGAACGGGAAGATCGGCGGAAAGCCCAGCACGGCCCCCGGCGCCCCGACGCTCCAGATGTTCGAGCGCCATCTAAAGGGCACCGGCCCCGGCATCGGGGTGGTGATGCTCCGGGATGACGACACGTGCGTGTTCGGCGCCATCGACTACGACGTGCGCACGATGGATCACGTGAAGGCGGAACAGGCCGTCAAGCGGCTACAGTTGCCGCTCGTGCTCTGTCGATCCAAGAGCGGTGGGGGACATTTCTACGCCTTTATGGCGGAGCCGGTCCCCGCTGGTCTGTTGCGGGATCGGCTGGACGAGTGGAAGGCGCTGCTGGGGATGTCGAACAAGACCGAGACGTTCCCCAAGCAATCCGCACGCTTCTCAGACAACGATATCGGGAACTGGATTAATCTGCCGTATTTTGCCGCTCCGGCAACGGAACGCTACGCGGTGATCGAGGGCCAGCCTGCCTCGCTCGCGGCCTTCCTCGATGCAGCGGAGGCCAGCAAAGTGTCGATGGAGGCGATGGAGCACGCGACGTTTACGGACGGCTCCGGGCTCTTCAGCGAGGGACCACCGTGTCTCCAAGTGCTACACGGGCAAGGGGGGTTCGCAGAGGGCACCCGGAACGAGGGCATGATGGCCGTGGTGGTCTATCTCCGCAAACGCTACGGGGACGCCTGGGAAAAGCACATCGACGAATACAACCAGGTGATGGCCCAACTTCCCTCCTCGGAAGTCGTCCAGCTCGTCAAGTCGAACTCCCGCAAAGAGTACGCCTATGCGTGCAAGAAGGCTCCCATCAACTCGGTGTGCCAGCGGCGCGTCTGCACCCAACGCGAGTTCGGCGTGGGGGACGGGCCGAACGACAGCCGGGGCTACACGATCAATTCGCTGACCCGGTACGACTCAGCCCACGGAGACGAGCCAATGTGGGGAATGGAAGTGAACGGGAAGCGGGTGATGGTGAGCAACTCCCAGTTCTACAACCGGGACGACTTCAACCGCGCCGTGATGGCACAGGCGAACGTCGTGCCCATCCACATGACTCCCGCCAAGTGGCTGCGCTACCTGAGCGAGATTATCGTGGCAGCGGATGTGATGTCGATGCCGGACGATGCGGGACCGACCGGCCAGTTGTGGCAGAGCATCCAGAATTTCACGCTCCAGACGGCCAACGCCATCGAGAAAGAGGAGGTGTGGCTGGGGAAGCCGTATCGCGAGAACGGCAAGATCTATTTCCGGTCTAACGACCTGTTCCGCTACCTCGATGCGCGCAAGGTCAAGTACCCGTCCACCCAAGCGGTCTGGCAACTCCTCCGGAACCACGACGCCGACAAGGACCAGTGGCACCACAAAGGGCGCTTCATCAACGTGTGGTCGCTCCCAATTGCGGCGGATTGGGATGAGAAGGACGAGGACCTGCCCAAGACGAATTTCGCCCCGTCCGACGACTTCTGATGCGTCCGGGCGCACGGGTGTTCTCGCCCCTCACGGGACCGGGTGAGGTCTGGTTTTGCCGGCCCACCGGCGTGGTCGTGGTGCTCGGTGCCAATCGGACGTACTACGACATGCACGCGGACGAACTTCTCCTCACGATGTCCCGGGGCGAGGCCGCGTCACTCAAGCAAGGGGACATTGTGCTCGATGTCTACGACACCCACGGCCGGGTGGTGTACGTGGATGAGACGGGGGCCAACGCCCCGCTCCTCACGCTCCAGCCAACGCGGGGGCTTCAACGGGCGTACGTGCGACTGTGGACGGAGCTGGTGCGGCTCGTGGCGGCGCCGGAATGAAAGAACGCCACGTGGTGTTCGGGCCGCCTGGGACGGGCAAGACGACCAAGCTGCTATCGTACGTGCGCGAGCACCTGAGCGCGGGCGTGGCGCCGGAGCGGGTGGGGTTCCTTTCGTTCACACGGCGGGCGATCCGAGAGGCCAAGGACGCGGCGGCCGATGTGACGTCAGACCCGCTCCCCTACTTCCGCACCATCCACTCGCTCGCTTTTCAGCTCCTCGGTATCCTCCCCACTGAAGTGGTGGGGAAGGCACATCTGGCCGTGTTCAGCGAGGCCGTGGGGGTGCCGTTCTCCCACACGTCCACGGATCACGTACTCTGGGAAGGTGAGATTGGGGACAAGTGCCTGGGGCTCCTGGCGCTCGCCTCGGCCCGAGGCACGAGCCTCGAACATGAATGGAGGCTCACTCCGCTCGACCTCCCCTGGCGGCTCGTTCGACAGACCTGCGGGATGTACGAGAAGTTCAAAACTCAACAGGGGCTCTGGGATTTCGATGACATGGTCAGCAAAGCAACGGGCAAACTTGACGTGGACGTACTCTGCGTGGACGAGGCGCAGGACACCTCGACCGCGCAATGGGCCTTCCTTCGCCGCGTGGCAGCGCACATCCCCGTGGTGTACTTTGCTGGGGACGATGATCAGGCGATCTACCATTGGTCTGGGGCAGATCCGGCCCAACTCACCCGGTTCCGGGGCGACCGTGCCGTGCTCCCCATCAGCTACCGTCTCCCCCGTCGCGTCAAGCGCCTTGCAGATTTGCTTGCGAATCGGATCCACCAGCGTGTTCCGAAGACATTTTCTCCCCGGGACGACGACGGAGCGGTAACATGGGTGGCCGAGCCCGAGATGGTGGACCTGCACCGGCCAGGGTCCTGGATGCTCCTGGCCCGGTCGAACTACCAACTGCGGCAACTCCGGCTCCAAGCGCGCCAGCAGGGGGTCGTGTACTCGATGGAGGATGGGAAGTGGAGCTGGAACTCAGCCGCCGTCCAATCCGCCAGGCTCTGGGAATCGCTCCGGAGCGGGGGCACGCTCACCCGGATCGAGGCTAAGACGCTCAATGCGTTCCTGGCCACGCGCCGCACGCTCCCCCGCAAGGACGCATTGAGCTGGGGGGATTTCTTCCCCGAGGGCGACCCCCTTACCCGGGACACGGTCTGGTTCGATGCGCTGGTGAACATGCCGATCCGAGACCGGGAATATGTGCGTGCGCTCCGGCGCTCCGGCGAATCGCTCACGAAGCCGGGCCGGGTCACGATTGGCACCGTGCACTCGGTTAAGGGTGGGCAGGCGGATCACGTGGTGCTGATGACCGACATCTCGGAACGGGTGGCCCGGGGTGCACAGACGGACCCCGACGCCGAGCGGCGGGTGCAGTACGTCGGGGTGACGCGCGCGCGACAGGATCTCACGCTGGTGTTGCCGCAGACCTCGGCGTTTTGGACATTTTGAAAACCGCAAGGGCTTTACTTTTGCGCCCGACCCCTTATGTTCTGACTCACGCGCAAGACGATTCTGAAACCCCACGACGGAGAACGCTATGAGTGCTGAGGAACGGTCACGGGCGCAAGCCGAGTTGAATGCTCGGATGCTGGCCCTCGACACCATCAAACGAGTGTCGCCCATGCGCTGGTTCAACTACGCCAGCCAGAATGACCTTCCAACCGACTATGGCCGTTGTTCCACCGAAGTGCTCGTGAAGGCCGCTCGTTCGCTCGTTCCAACCACATCACTCTCAGGAGAGGGTAAACCCATGGCGTTGAAGACACCGGCCAAGAAGGCCACTCCCGCAGCCGCCCCCAAGTCGTTCCTCATCACGTACCCCGTCACCAAGCCGAACAAGGCCACGGCCACGGTCCTCGTGGGCGAGGCCCCGGAGAGCGCGGACGGCGTACAACAGCTCGTGATCACGTCGCCCACGGACCTCAAGGGCTCCCCGATGCCGATGCTGCTGGCGCTCATCAACGCGGGCCGCACCGAGTCGCCCATCAAAAAGACGACGGGCGAGGACGCCGCCATCTCGCTCGCCTGGGACGCGATCCTAGCGCGCGCCGAGACCCCGAACACGGACGGGACCCCGAAGGCCCCCGCCAAGCCGCGCGTGCTAAAGGCCGTCGCCTATCCGTCGAAGGGCAAGGACGAGATCAAGGCGGTGGGCGCGGGCACAAAGGTCTCGTTGGCCGTGGACCTGTTGGCGCAGGAGGGCGGCGTGCTCCTGTCGGAGCTGGAGTCCGAGTTGAGCAAGACCGGCAAGCCGGTGTCCGCTCGCGCGTGGCTTGGCTACGATGTCGCCAAGGTGGTCGGCTACGGTGTCCGCTCGGAGCCGGAAGGCGAGAACGATCTGCGGCTGTTTCTCGTGCTGCCGAAGGGCATGAAGGCCCCGCTGGCTCACAAGGTCAAGGCCGAGAAGCCGGTGGTGGAGAAAGCCGAGAAGCCGGTGGTGGCAGCCCCGAAGTCGGCGGCCAAGAAGGCGGGGGCCAAGCCAGTCGAGGTCGAGGAAGTGGTGGAGGAGGAGGCGCCTGCGCCGGTCGCCAAGTCCGCGCCCAAGCCGGGCCGCGAAGGCAAGAGCGCGGGTAGCAAGGGCAAGAAGGCGTGACCCGCCCGCTCTCGGTCGAAGCGTTTGGCCGAGCACTGTTCACCACGGGAGACCTTGACCCGGTCTACCTCATGCTGGAGGGGGCGCAGCTCGACCGCGCTGCCCTCCAGCGCTGGTGTTTGGCCTATTGGATGTTCTACCATGTGGGGGTCGCGAGCTGGCTGTCCGAGCGAACCGGCCCCGAGTTCTGGGATGCGGTGGAGGCGGGGTTGGCCGGGGAGGAGCAATTCCCCCGGGGGACGGAACGGCGCCACTTCCGAGGCAACGCGGCCCGGCAGGCGGTGTCGTACTTGCGTCGGCGGTGGGGAACGGAACCAGAGGGCGCGGCGGCCTCGCTCGATGCGCGGGACAACCACTCGGTCGGGAGCGTGCTTCAATTTGCTGACGTTGCACGGAGCGTGATGGAGTGGACCGGATTTGGCCCCTGGATTGCTTTTAAGGTCGCGGACATGCTGGACGGTGTTCTCGGTGTGCCGGTGGACTTCTCCGGGGCGGTCCCGGGCGGACTCTTTGATGACCCGGTGAAAGGCGCAGTCTGGGCGTTCTACGTCGAGGAGGCCGGAGAGGGGTTCTCGGAGTTCGACACGTGGACCGGGTTTGATTTCGGGATGATCGAGCATGGCTACGCGCCGCGCCTGTCCGAGCGCGCGGAGGCGCTGCGCGACTTTCTCACCGAGCATCACGACGGGATGCCCCGGGCGCAACGGCTCGCGTTGACGACCCGCGTGGTTGGGGGGTTGCTGGAACGGTTCAAGCACGACACCTTCATGGGCCATCCAATCCGCATCCAGGAAGTCGAGACGGTGCTGTGCAAGTGGAAGTCGCACCTCAACGGGCACTACCCGGTGGGGAAGGATTCGCAGGAGATTCAACACGCCCTCCCGGGATGGGGTGATACTGCCGCCAAGTGTCGAGAGGTGTTGATCGAGCACCAGGTCTCGCTGTACTAACTCACGACGGAGAACACCAATGCCCATTTTCACGGACGCGCAACACCGGCTCTTTGTCCTGGCCGCCACGTCCCAACTCAACCGGACGCTCCAGCACGCGCACAACGACGGCCTCACGGTGGAGGCGGAAATCAAGATCCCGGAGCCGGGGTCCCTCACCGCGCCCCAGGTGGACGTGCTCTTGTCGCGCCAGGAGCCGGTCACATGATCATCGAGCATTCGGTGGAGGGGAGCGCCCGGATGGAGCGGCTGGCGGACAACGTGACTATCCGCATGTGGCTCACCCCCGAACGATTCATCACCATTTTCCCCACCAGTGACGGAAAGGCCGTGCTCGTGTGTGCGTTCGCGACCCCGGGGGGATTTGGCTATGGTCAACCAATCCAACTCCAGTCGAACAACTCCAATAGCGTGGCTATCGTATGAGCGACCAAGAACTGGCGGAGGCGGTCCGAGCGGCCATGGGCCGCCTCAACGCTGCGATGCGGGCCGCCGATGACGCGGGGCTCCAGGTCGAAGTCCAGGAACGGCATTTGATAGCGATGGGGAAGCGGCACGCCCTTCCTGTGCTCGATGTCACGGTGTCGAGGCCGCTCCTCCCATGAAGCCGCGCAAGCCGCCAAAGCTCATCATCGTGGGCGCGGGGGTGATGGGCTCCGTGGTCGGGCACTGGGCGCGCCACCACGGGCACGAAGTCGTGTGGTATGACGACCGGCGTGAGGGGGCCGGGTCGATCCCCTCGGCGGGCCTCATCTACACGCCCTGGTCCCCGTTGTCCGGGGACGCGCTCACCTGCGGGCTCAAGATCCTCGACACGCTGTACGGACTCAACATCGTCACGTTCCCCGAGCACAAAGGCAAGCCGCGTGTCGCGTCCTCCGTCTCGCCGGTCACGTTCCTGGCGCGCGGTCCCCAGGTGATCACGGCCCGAGTGACGAAGGTGGGCGCGGGGTGGGTGATCCTGGAGGACGGGAGTACGGACGTGGGTAAGGTGCTGTTGGCGACCGGAAGCTGGGTGCCGGAGCTGTTCTCCAATGAGGTGACACGGCGGATTCGAGCACTTGCCGGGACGGCCTTCATTTGGAAGGGGCGACCGGTCCAAACCGTGCTCCGGGAGTGGGCACCGTACAAGCAAATCATGGCGTTTGAGCGAGACCCTGGGTACACGTGGGTCGGTGACGGGACGAGCATTTTGCGGCAGAACTACGGTGCGGCGCGGTTGGCGCAGTCGCAGTCAAGGTGCACCACGGCGTTCAGCCGGATAGACGCGGCCCCCTTCCGCACCATCACCGGCTATCGGCCCTACATCCAGGGTATGAAGGCAGGGTTGTGCGAGCAGGTGATGGACCGTACCTGGGTGTTGACCGGAGGCGGCAAGTCCTCCACCATTCTCGCGGCGCACTACGCGCAGCAACTTCTCAAGGAGTGGGGATGAAAAAGGACGAAACCCAAGCACGGCGGCTCCGGGCAGCGTTCATCGCGCTCAGCACACCGTTACTTGATTCCCATGCGAACGCAGTTCAGCGGTACGATGAGGTGCTGGGGGAAAATGCGGTATACGATCCTGCGGTGGAGGGGTCGTGGGGCTGGTGGGCGCACCTCATATCGGACGGCGCCGTTCCATTGGCAGAGCTCATCCCCTCCTCTCCGGAGGAGCGGCTTGTGATTGTCTTGGACGGGCAGTTCCCAGACTGCGTGGAGTTGGAGTTGACGAAGAAAGGGAAGGGGATGAGCCAACTGTTGACGCGAGCGCAGCTCACGCAATCTGCGGCCGGGGAACGCCCCCTCATCGAACACCTGCTCGCACGCATGCGGGAGGCACTCCGGTGAGTATTCTCAACATACGCGGCACCTCGGGCTCGGGCAAATCCACGCTCGTGCGCCTGCTCATGGAGCATATCGGCGGGGCGCGGGCGGTGGTGCTGGAGGGGATGGCGCCCGTGCCCGAGTCTCAGGCACTCGACCCGGCATCGCTGCGCAAGACCCGAGGATACGCCCTCAACTACTACGTGCCGAAGCACGCCCCCATCGTGGCCGTGGTGGGGAAGTACCAGACCGCCTGCGGCGGGTGCGACACGATCAAGACTCAGGAGGAGATTGGCGGGCGTGTCCGGGAGTTCTCCACGTGGGCGAATCACGTGGTGTTCGAGGGGCTGCTGGTGTCCCAGATTTATGACCGCTACCGGGCGCTCGCCCATGCCTTCGATTCGGGGGAGATCGAGTCCGGTCACGAGTTCATCTTTGCCTCACTCACGACCCCGCTGGAGGTGTGTATCGAGCGGGTGAACCAACGGCGGCTCGCGGCCGGGAACGACAAGCCCTGGGACCCGGAGAACTCGCTGGCGCCCAAGTGGCGAAGCTGTCAGACCAATCTGATCAAAGCGCGGCGGGACAAGCTACACGTGGTCGAGCTGGATTGGCACGACCCGCTCCCGCAAGTGCTTGACCTTTTGCGGTTGACGACGTAAACTTGAGACAACCCTTTCAGGAGTCCGGTATGTGGAAACGCATGGTGTTGGTGACGTTGGCGCTCGCGGCCTCGGGTTGTGGTGAGCTGGCTGACCGGCTGACCGGCGTGCGGCCTCCGGCCATCACGTGCCCGGACACGCTCTCCGTGACCCCGGGGGTGTCGTTCAAGATCCCGTTGGCCTGCACCACCCTCTACCGGGGCGCCCATCGATGAGCGACACCACCGCCACCAGTGACGCGTACGCCGAGGCAGAGGAGCGCGCGCAATTATTCGCGTCTCGCGCTGACCTCCCGGATCTGTGGGCCTCTAAGAAGCTCGCGCCACAACTTCGTGGACTTCTCATGCAGTTTCGGCTCGACCGTCCGCTCCAGATGCCCTGTCAAGCCTGCGGGGACGAGCAATACCACTACACCCGGATGTCGGTGCTGATCGAGGCGGCGCAACTCGCGCGTGACCGTTCTGGGATTCTCTACAGTGAGGGGTTCGATGCGGAGGCCGCCGCCGCACGGCTCATCGCGGGCCAGCTCCTCGCTCGGGCGACCGAGGAGCGAACGCACATGGAGCAATTTCACGTGTCCGACGCACACACGTGCGGAGGACCGAAGTGAAGCGGCTCGACATTCGGGTGGTCGGTCAGCACCACACCCCGTCCACCGTCCCTACGTTCTACATCGGGCGGCCCTCCCCGCTCGGCAACCCGTACCTCCTCTCGCCGGGGGCTCCGGCGTCCTCTCGCCGGGACGCCATCACGCTGTACGAGAAGTGGCTGCGGGAGCGCATCCAGCTGGGGGACCGGGAGGTGTTGGACGAACTCGCGGTGTTAATTCTCTCGGCCCGTGTGGGTCCGATTTGCTTGCAGTGCTTTTGCTACCCGCTTCCCTGCCACGGTGACGTGATCGCGCGGGTGATTCAAGAACGGGCGCAAATAGCGTTTGAGGCCCAGGTGGAGGCGGCCTCACGAGAGAATCGCAAGTTCTGGTTCATTTTCGGCTACCGGGCGGGCCACCCGGAACTCGTGGACGTCAGCGACGGAACCGATGACGTGTTTGAGGGGGTGCCTGAAGCCGAAGCCGCATTGATCTGTGATCGTCATAATGCAACCCTTACCCCGAAGGAGCGGCAATAGCATGGCTAAGTTTGCCCCCAAGAACATCGACTCGCACACGCGGCAGCGGCTGCAGGAGTTCGCGCTAGCGTGCCAGTTTCTCGATGCACAGATCATTCAGAAGCCCACGGGCTACTACTACTTCACGGGTACCGTGGGATCGCTGACACTCACGGCCAAGAAGCTCGGCACCACCCGGAAGGCGGCCCGACTCGCCATTCTGGAATTGCGCGAGATGCGCGACAGCGATCCCTACCGACAGGCCGCTGCCGCTATGTTCAACGTGGCACCGGGCGTCGTGACCGAGACACAACGCGGTCTCGCCCGCTCCGTGAGTTTCAGCGCGCGGTACGGCCGATGACCTTCCTCCAACCGCCACCCCACAACGGACGGCGACGGATCGGGCTGGAGGGGCGACCCGTCCCTGCCCCGACGTACTTGGCCGAGGGCCTTATCGGCATCAAGGACCATCTGGAACTGTTTGGGGGGCGTGCCCGCGCGGTCGTCATCCACGGCTGTCTGAACGACGTGCGCCGAGCCGAGCCCTTGGCCACATCGTACCGGGTGGCCGAGTGGGTTGATGCGTACCTCACTTACTACGCGGAGTTGGTGGCCGCTGTGGAGCAGACGCCATGAACGCGCAGCCGCTGTGGGACTGGATCAACGAGCGCCACCGCATCACGCTCCGGCGTCGAGCCGGGGAGGCGTGGCCGTGGACGGCGGACACGATCCTCCAGCAGTACCGATTCTGTAACGTGTTCCGGGAACTCGACACGGTCACGCAATGGATCGAGCGGAATATCCGCCAACCGTACGCCGAGCACCCCAACCTCTGGTTCATGCTCGCTATCGCCCGGCAGATCAACCACCCGCCCACGCTCGTGGAGCTGATGGAGCCCTGGGGCGACACGCATTGCCCGGTCCCCAATCGGAAAGGGAAGTTGCTAGCGAGTGCCTGGCCGGAGCGTGATTGGGACCTGGACCGGCAGATCTACGCCGCCAACATCATGGACTGTCGGAAGGCGCGTGGCGAGCAAGTGTATACGGGCGCCTACATGATCCGGGCCGAGTCGGACCCCCGCAAGGAGTGGTACTCCTGGAGCAAGCAACTGTACCTGACCCGGATCGTGCTCGGGAAGGTGTGGGAGGCGCGGGAGGGGTTCCAGCAGATGCGGGATTGGGCCGACAGACACAGCCCCCTAACACTCCAACAGGTCCACACGTGGTTCATGCAATTCCACGGGTGGGGCGGGTTCATGGCGTACGAGGTCGTGACCGATCTGCGGCACACGCGCTACCTCCGCAACGCCCCGGACATTCTGACCTGGGCCAATGCGGGACCGGGGGCGCTCCGGGGGCTCAACCGGCTGGCCGGTCGGCCGCTCAACGCCCCGCTCAAACAGCAGCAGGCGTGCGCAGAGATGCAGCACCTGCTGACGATGTCCCGCAAGGCTGTAGGCGCGCATGTACCTCTGATCGAAATGCGGGATATTGAGCACTCGTTGTGCGAGACCGACAAGTACCTCCGGGTGTTGAACGGGGAAGGCCGCCCCCGGAGCCTTTACCATCCACCCAAGGGGACACCGCGTGCCTGAAGACACATTGACCGAGCTGTTTGCCCGATTCACCGAGGCCTACGCCGAGCTACCGCCGATGTGGAACCTGGCCGAGCCTCCGCAAGCGGCGGTGGACTTTCTCTCAGCGGCCCGAGACCTGGCGGCGCAACTCGCGGGTCAACCCGTCAAGGTGATCGAGACCCCGGAGGCGCTGTCCGAGCTGACGGCCGAGACACCGTGGGCGCTCGTGCGTTCGGCGGCCTTGTCCAAGCTCGCGGTGGGGGCGAACGCGGCCGTGGTCCACCTGCGCCAGATCGACACGGTACGGAGCGCGGCCAACATCGACAACAGCCAGTCGCAGATGTTCGAGGCGATGATGACGGCGATGTACGAGCTGGAGAATCGGTCACGGGTGGCCCATGGGATGCCGCCCTTGCCTTCCAGGCTCAAAATGTAGATCCTTCCCCATCACTCCCCACGACGGAGCACGATAGATGATCAGCCCCCCACGACGGGCCATCTGCTGGACGTTTCTGTGCCTTTTGATCTGCCTCCTTTCCCTCTGTCTCCCGAGTCCCGCATGATCCCCATTCACGCGCGCAACGTCAACGACGCCTACCAGCTCGGCCACGAACTCCTCACCACCTACGGGACCGTTCGCCCCTCCCGATACGGGGAGACGATCGAGCTGGACGAGCCCGTGGCGACCCGGTACGCGCGCCCACAAGAGCGGGTGCTGTTCGACCCGGCCCGGGATGCCAACCCGTTCTTTCACCTGTTCGAGTCGCTGTGGATTCTGGCAGGCCGCCGTGATGTAGAGTTCTTGACCCGCTTCAACAAGCGCATGGCCGAGTTCTCGGACGACGGGACGACGTTTCACGCACCGTATGGCCACCGGCTCCGGCACTGGGTATTCGAGAACACCCAGGACGGAGACGTCAACACCTTCGACCAGCTCACGGCCGCCAGCGACATGCTCAAGAAAGATCCGATGTCCCGGCGCGTGGTCTGCTCGATCTGGGACCCGTGGCCCGACCTCGACACCGACTCCAAGGACATCCCCTGTAACGACACCCTTAAGTTTGAGGCGCGGAACGGGTGGCTCAATCTCACAGTGTTCTGCCGGTCGAA